TTCAGCACACCTTCCACATCCAGTAACGTATAATGAAATCAACGGCTCCCACGGAAAGAACGGCGGAATTCCAACGATTTGATACGATTGGTATACCATTGGAATACCATTCGCCACGGATTGTTTGTTGGAGAATGTTGGAGAATGAAGGATGCTGAATGCCTAGGATAAGGAAAACCGGAGCGGTCTACCCCATCCGCCACGAGCAGCGGAAGACACTCAAGGACGGCACGGTAAAGACATACGTGAACTGGCAGGCCAAGGTGGACGGCCGATGGGTGTCCGCCAAGACCTACAAGGAATGCGACAGGAAAATAGCCGAAGCCCTCAAGGAGAAAACCGAATGGGGCATGGGCGTAGACCGCGCCACCCGGCTCGGCGAGTACGCGGAACGCTGGTTCGAGCTGAAACGACGCGACCTGAAACCCAAGTCCATCAACAACTATGCGAGCCTCATAAGCGTGCACCTGTGCAAGTACGCGAACGAGAAGCTGAGCGAAGTGACCGCCTCGGCGGTGCAGCGCATGATAGCCAACATGCGCAACCTCGACGGCACCCCATGCTCGTACAACCGGCAGCTTGGCTTCTACAACATCCTTAACCAGATATTCAAGGCGGCGGTGGCCGACCGGCTGATACCCACCAGTCCGGTCACCAGCGCGGCAAGGCCGAAACGCAGGGACATGGGATTGGCCGGGGACCGGCGCACCATCAACGGGCCCGTGGCCGTGTCGGCGGACAGGCGCAGCGGCACGCAGGACCGCAAGGCGTTCACCGTGGAGCAGATGCAGGACATGCTCGAAGCGTCCTCCGACGACCTGTTTCTGGGGGCACGCCAATGGTGGCGTCTGCTCACCGGCATGAGGCAGGGGGAGATACTGGGAGCCACGTTGGACGATCTCGACCTGTGGCGGGACAAGACGTTGGAAACCCCGGACAGCGGCGAGATATGGATAGGCACCTACACGGTGAACTGGAAACTGGAAAGCCTCGACAAGGAGCATGGGTGTGGGGAGCCCGGCAGGGACGGAAGATACCCGTGCGGCTTCAAACGGCCTTCGAGCTGCCCCCGATACCGGTGGAGGGTGCCGGACGGATACGACATGATACACCTGTGCAAGGGGTACGCTTTGACGCCGCCGAAGTCCGCGAGAGGCAAGGTCGTGCCGATAATCCCCCAGTTGGGCACCGTCGTGCACCGGTATCTGGAGGCCACGGAGAATATCATCCCGAACCCGTACAACCTGATATTCAGGACGCGCGAGGGTATGCCGTTGGCCGCGTTGGATGACAGGGCCGGTTTCCGCGACCTCATGCGCAGGGCGGGCATACCCGACTACGAGAACCGGTACGGGCATGAATGCCGCAACTCCGTCGTATCGCTCCTGTTCCACATGAAGGTTGATCCCGGCATCATCCAACGCATCGTCGGCCATTCGAGCATAGCCATGAGCGAGCATTACCGCACCGTGCCCGTGGAGGATTTGATGCGAGGCATGGAGACGATAGGCGACGGGCTCGGTCTGAAGCAGATCGAATGGAAGGCGTGAACTGGCGCGCCGAAACTTGCCGGCCATACAATGGAAGAGTAAGTTAATCACCTTGAATGTCCAGCGGAAGGAACGTTACGGAGGCGCACCATGACAAGCATATTCGACGTGGCCGCTTACGTGCTGGACAAGCTCGGCGTCATGACCACCATGAAGCTGGAAAAGCTCTGCTACTATTCACAGGCATGGTCCCTCGTATGGGATGAACGGCGTCTGTTCCCCGAGCGATTCGAGGCATGGGCCAACGGCCCGGTGTGCCCCGACCTATACCATGCGCACAAGGGCATGTTCAAGATCACGCGCGGCGATATTCACGGCGATCCGTCGAACATAGACGAAGACGGCACCAGCACCATAGACGCGGTGTTGAATGCCTACGGGAAAATGGGAGCCTACCAGCTCAGCGAGCTTACCCACAGCGAACGCCCGTGGAGGGATGCGCGAGGCGATCTCCCGCAGGGAGCCATCTGCAACACCGAGATAACTGAAGCGGCCATGGCCGAATACTATGGGAGCCTTACCGACTAGTGGGCCACCGCAGCAAAACCAAGAGCATCAAGGCCAAAGCCCCGAGCTCTTCAAAACGTGTGCCCGCGCATCACGTGGCGAAAAGCTATCATGTCCCCGAATCCGCCACGGAGATTCCCAAGGATTCCGTGAACCGTCGCATCGTATTCCGTTTCGACTGCGTTGACCTTGAGGCCGACTGTCCATGGTCGCTCGCGCACATGAGCGACGAGGAGCATCGGCTGCTGCTGTTGAAGATGCGTGACTTCGAAAAGGCCACGGTGGGCGAGATCATTAGCCCCTCATATCAGGCGTTCACCTGCTACCCTGATTTCACCCAATGCCCCAACCAGACGCCACAGGACCGGCTGGCGAAATACTATGAACGCGAAGGCGATGCGTTGGCCCGGTTCCGATTGGGTGGAACCGAACGCCTGTACGGTTTCCTTGTAGGCAACGAGTTCCATATACTCTGGTGGGACCCGAACCATGAGGTATGGCCCTCCACTAGGAAACACACCTGACCATCATATTGTAGTGGTATACAAAATGGTCCCGTCCTCCAATACGGGAGGAAAGGTCGGGGAACAGCCTGGCCCCGGTCGGAACCGAGGTTGACACCATGCGTGCCGCTAAGCATAATTGAAGTGTCTCATGAAACGTTAATAGCCAACCGAAATAAGCAAAACATACTTGGATGGTGAGCGTCTGGTATGCGTCAAGTGCCGTGGCCCCAGCAGGGTCACGGCACTTTTCATACGAACAGCAATGGTCCCGTCCTCCAATACAGGAGAACGGGACCATTCATGTTCCTAGCGGCTTGTTCATTGGGCAAGTTGCATGATTCTAGCGGATACACTCGGAATCGTTATGTTGCCGCCCATCGTGGACTCATAGGTTATCGTCCCATCAGTGGTGCCCCACAAATCAACTATGTCATCCTCCAGAAGTCGATTATCGTTGCCGGTGCGCATGTATGAGACGAATATGACCTTGTTGGAATCCCAGATTCCATAATCGCCCTGCTCCACGCTGACTCGATATTGAGTGTCAATATCACCTTCAATGACCTGTACGATTTTCCCATGGAAATGGACGCGCTTGCCCTTGTTCGCATCAGGGTTTCGAGCCAGATCATCGAAAGGTATATCCTGCGCGGACGCCTTGAACTGGTCATCTGATTCATCGGCCGTGACGGAGAAGGTCGCCTCGAACCCCTTGAACTCCACGGTGAACTCCTGCGTCTGACCCGCTTGAAGCTTACCGGGGTTCTTGACGGTGAAGCCCGATATTCCGTCCCTTGTGGAGCCATCGTCATACGTGGCCGTCACGTCTATGCCTTCGGTCGAATTATTTATCTCGGTGCCATCGGCCGTCGAACCCGAATACTCGGCTGTGATTCCAGTCAACGATTTAGGTTTCGGGGTTTCCTTGGTCTTGGAACTCTGGGAGGAGTCGGAGGTCGCAGGCGCGGTTGCGTCGTTCTTGGCTGCTTCGATACCGGACGCGGCCAAGCCGACAATCAATATGAAGACAATGATGCCAGCAATCGCGGCACCTGCGAGGCTGAGGACGAATTGCCATATCTTCATGGTGATTGTTTTTGCGGCGGGCTTCAATCCGTGCGGCTGCCCCGAGGGAAAGTACGGGTCAAGCGGATGTGGGGCCACATATTGCCCGGCCTGCGGTTGTTGCGACTGTGGCGCGTATGCACCGTATGTGGGAGTCGGTTGTGGCGTGGGCTTATCGGCGGACTGCCGCGACGATGGTTGACCGCCCGATTCGACCGGCTGCTGTAATACGGGTGGTTGTTCTGGTTCACTCATTTTTTGTCTCTTCTCTCCATTGGGGTTGGTGAGCTAATTGTATCCACGAACCGTGTTCCCTGATTGCAAGAAACACGGATAGGGTGCATAATCATGCGGCCCGTGCGGCAAGATTGTCATGCAGCCATCGCTGGTAGTCCAACAGGACGCCCACGGTGATGCCCAGTTCCTGCGCCATCGCGTAGGGTTCTCCCCCATATAAATCCTCCGCGTGCATGTATTCCACGGGGTTTATCAACGCCAACGCGGTCTCCTTGCGCGTCAGACACTCCTCCTTCTCGCGGCTCAATAGTCTGAGTCCGTCATCGAAATGCCTGGCGTGGATAAGCTCATGCTGCAAGGTGCATACCCGCTGCTCTACACTCATGGTGGGGTCAATGAACGCGGTGCGGGTATCGGGATCGTATTCCCCGCACTGCGTCCCGTCGAACTCCTTATCCCCTATAAGGACTCCCATGCGCTGGGCCTCACTGGTGAGGTCAGTCCACGTCTTCACTACGACCGGACTCCGCACGCTTGTTATCATCCCGATAAGCGGCCTTCTCTACTTCTATCTTTCTGCCGATGACCTTTTCAAGCTGGGACGCAGCGGAAGCCACAGGAGACAAAGAAGCCTTAAAATGCGCTGTCTGCATGATTACTCCGGCATCGGCGCCTAAAGCCTTGCATAGATCTCCTAGTACATCAACCGGAATCTGACGCTGGCCTTTAAGGTAACGGAGGACGGTAACAGGGCTGACGCCCACTTCCTCTCCGATTTCATCGTTGGTTTTGCCGACTCTTGCTTTTTGCGCCCGCAGCTCTTCGGCAACTGCTGCTGCGAAACGGTCTCCATATTCAGTCATAGATAAAGAATATCACATAATAGAGAGAAAATTAACCGAATAGATAAAAAACTAGCTTGACGGATTATCCAAGCAGTGCCATAATTAACCGTATGGTTAATCAAGAAAGCATCACCAAGCAAACTGCTCGAAAGCTGAGGGAAGCACTCAAGGCCGCAGATAGGTCTGTGAGGTGGCTTTCCAACCAGTCCGGTACTCCCTACGTAACACTGACCCGTCAACTGAAGGGGCAGTCAACCATAGGAATCGGACAGGTTGCAACCTATGCGGAATGTCTGAGCTTAACACCGATGGACATTCTGCCCGACTTCTTCTCACCCAGCGCTTCTAACAAGCCTTCTGACTTGGAGGTAACAGCATGAGTACAGAAAACATGGAAGCCCCTGAGATTTACAGCGGAAAGGTAGGAGTGGAGATCGTACCGGATATGCGCAAGCTCAGGAGCTTCGCCAAGGACTTCATCGCCCTCGTGGACAGTTACTGGCCGGAGAACCCGGTGGAGTAGACGAACGCGAGCAAGCCTCGCAAGCATCATGGAAGACGCCTTGCCGCAACGTTCGTCTGATGATGGGACCGATACGAATCGAAGAATCATGTACAAGACTAAGTCCAAGACCAATGAGCATGGGGAACATGTCTATGACTCCCCTGCTATCGGCAAGGTGATGTACGACCCGTTGGAGGCGGATGTCACGAAGACCTTTGAGGCCCACATTTTCAAAGGTGAGGCGCATCCGGGATACGTAAAGGTGACGGCACCGCTTTCCGTATGCGAAAAACTGACCCCGGAACAGGCCCGCGAGATAGCGAAAGCACTCAATGATCTGGCGGATAAGGCCGAATCCTTTCCGAAGGAACTTAACCCGATAGGCAGGTGGCGATATGAGTGACGGCAACTATTCGTATGTCTCGGATTCGTCGGAGCGTGTTGCCAACGAGCTGAACATTCTCAACACGTGGATGGCTCAGATCGTGGAAACCGGGCTTCCCCAAATCTCCGCGCAGTTGGCGGAAATCTGGGGAGAACAAGCCAAGCGTCGTGAGTCAGACTCCGAGTTTGTCCAGACGGTCGGAAAGCTCGCGCTGGTTGGCGGTGATAACGTCAATGGCCTTGGCTGTGGAGTCCATCGACGTTTTGATGTGTCTCAGCCAGGTCTCGGCGTTGTTGGAGGCGTTCAGGAAGCTCATGTCTCCCCTGATCTCCCGAGCCGCTTTTTGAAGCGCGTCGATGTCGGTCATTTTTCATTCTTCCTTTCGGGTTTGGCATGTGGTTTGGCGATTACAAGCCTAATCCGAAAGGGCCTTTAAACGATATTCACAAGAAAGAGAAAACAATGGTCAGCCAAAATCGTAACCTTTCCCAGAAGCTCGTGGTCGAGGAACGTCACACCCGTGAATACTTCACCGGCAACGTCACTGCCGAAGGTCTTATCAACGCGGAAATCGACACCGATTACGGTGCCCGCCCCCTCACTCCAAGTCAGGCGCGTTTCGCCGCCAAGGCCCTTGAAGACCTGGCCGACTGCGCCGACGAGAAGAACGAGGAATAACAAGTCCTGCCGCAGTGGGTCGTTTTTTATCCACCTATCGACTACAGGCAAATAAATACCATACTGCGATCTACTGCGGCAACCATCGGCCGGAACCCTTCGGGGTGTCTGGACACGCACCATCGTCACCACGCCATAGGACTCGTCATACATCTCTCACGGTTGGTCAACATTGCAACACGGTGACGGCAAGGACGTTCTCGGTTCGAATCCGAGCCCGGCCACGCGGAAAGGACATGTCATGAACAGGAAAACGTATGGGGCTCACTGCTCCGGCTGGCAGCATTCACCTGATGAACGCCGGCACCGGCATGAGAACACGAAGACAATCACTTGTCTGACGTTGGCGGCGACCGGGTTCCTGATTCTCTCACTGCAACCCTATGCGGGCCCGTGGAGCATTCTCGCAGGCTTCATGTGCTGTTCGCCCGTCATGCTCTCGTTCGCATTGTCGAAAGGAACACAAAAATGATCTGGTTCATACTCGCCGTAATACTCCTGCTCATCGGAGTCGGCATGATAGCCGTCGCACTCGCCAACGGTGGCGACGGAGCCGGTTTCGGCTTCATTCCCATCATCGTCGCCGCACTGTTGATGATTCCGGCATGCCTATACTCGCTGGACGTAGGCGAGGTGGCCGTCATCCGCAACATGGGCGGCTCCGTCGCCGGTCATGCGGAGAACGCGGGCTTCCATGCGAAGGCGCCGTGGCAGTCGGTCATCAAATACGATACGCGCAACAACCTCATCAACTTCTTCAAGGACACCGACTACAAGTACGACGGCGGCAGCGCGGAAGGCAAGGAGATCACGGTCAACGACCGTAGCGGTGCCAGCGCGAACATCGACATTCAGGTCAACTATTCGCTCGAACCGTCCGCCGCCGAAATGCTCTACTCGGAATACGGCAAGCAGACCACGTTCACGCAGAACTACATCGGCAACGACCTGCGCAGCGTGGCCCGTGAAACCTCCGGCAAGTTCGACACGATCACGATGCTCACCGACCGTGGCAAGTACACGAAGGCCGTGCAGGACGCGCTCACCTCGAAATGGAAGAGCATCGGCCTGACCGTCGAACAGGTGTCCGTGCAAGACATCCGCTACCCGAAGTCCATTACCGACAGCTACGCGCAAGCCCAAGCCGCCGAGGTCGCCAAGCAGAAGGCGAAGAACGAGCAGGAGACCGCGAAGGTCGAGGCCGAGACGAAGCGCATCAAGGCGCAGGGCGAGGCCGACGCGAACAAGGTGCTGAACGATTCCCTGACCGACAACGTGCTCCGGCAGCATTACATCGACGCTTTGAAGAACGCCGACCAGCTGATCGTCACACCCGAGGGCTCCAACACCCTCATCCAACCCAAATGATTCTTCCGGGCGGGGTTCTTTATTCCTTTACTTCCTCGTCCGGTGGCAGCCAAGCGCATGGTGCCGCACCTACGAAGCCTTCCAATGGTCATGGACTTCTCCAAGGTGCACCGGGTTCGACTCCCGGCTTGGCGCTCAGAAAAATTTAACCCCTTCGCGTCCTTGCGTCGGAAACCAATAAAAGGGTTTCGGACGTGTCAGCACCGGCGTAGAAGGACAACCAAATAATCAAGCCCAGTGGAGGGAAACAATCATGGAACTCACCCCATTCGACCGTATGAGACTACTCAACGAGGCGCGTGGACTATTGCCGCAGGACGAGCTTGAACGTCGGGCGCGCCTGATTCTCGACGCTCCCGTCATTCCTGCCAAGACATCGAAGGAACCCGACTCGCCTCGTCTCATCATCAGCGACTTCCTACGCTCGAAAGGATTCGAGCCGATGAAGAAAAGCGCCCTGCATTTCGGCTCCCGTCTGGCCGAGAACTACAAGATGAAGTTCGGCTCCTACCCGCCGAAGCACGGGAAGACCTACATCTACTACGAGATCGACCGGCCTCTCATGGAGGAAACGTGGGCTCAGATTCAGACGGAGGACGCCGACTGATGGCATCTGATTTCAACTCCATCGCCAAAGCCATCCGTTATCTCGGTGATTGCGTCCGTTATCTCGCTGACAAGTATGTGGCCGTGAACGATCGCGTGTACTCGGATTGGAACGAGGCCTCGAAGGTCGTCGGTGACGTTGGCCGTGACCATGTGGCCGATTATGCGGAGGCCTCTCACAAGCAGGGTAAGTCGCGTACTTGGCGTCACAGTCACCTGATGGAACGCGAGGAACAATTGTCCATGCAGTCGAGGGGTTCTCATGTTGACCCCGAATGATGTCCGGCATAGAAAGTTCCGCACGTATCGTTCCCTGCTTTACGGAGAGGTCTACGACGCGGAGGACGTTGACGATTTTCTCGACTCGGTGGCCGACACCATCAAGGTTTTAGGCAAGGAAGCACTCAAAGCAAGAAAGGAGAGGCAATGACCGTCGAGCAGATGACCGATGACGATTACTTCGCGTTGGACGCGGTGGACCAGACCGCGTTGAAGAAGTATCTGGTCAGCCCGTTGGCGTATTCGCAGTATCTGACCGGCGAGCATTCGTCCTCCCCCCAGTTCGAGTTCGGGAAGGCGGCTCACAGTCTCATATTGGGCAGTGGCCCCGAGGTGCTGGTGAAACCGAACCTACGCACCAAGGAAGGCAAAGCCAGGTATGCGGAGACATTGAAACTGCATGAGGGCGAGGATATCGTATGGCTTTCCCCCGATGATGTGGAGAAGGTCGAGGCCATGCGGGACATGGTTGGAGACTTTTTCACGAAGCTGGATGGTCAGCCGGAGGTGGCGATGATCGCCACCGACCCCGATACCGGATTGTCGATTAAGGGCAAGGCGGACTGGTTGCCGTCCACTCCCGACCCGGATGGTGTGCTGCGTATCCGTGATTACAAGACCACGGTGAAGTCGCCGGACGAGTTCGAGCGTTCCTGCTGGCAGTACGGGTATCACATTCAGGCCGCGTTCTACATGCGTCTCTACCGGTTGACGATGCCCGAATATAAGGGGCCGTTGGGTTTCGAGTTCATCGTGCAGGAGAAGAACCCGCCGTTCGACTGGATGCGCTACGAGATTCAGGAGGATTCGCCCATCATCACCGAACTGGCGGAACCGAAGATAAACCACGCCTTGCAGGGCATCAAATGGTTCCGTGACAACACGGAGGACCCGTTGGAGGCCATGAGGGCCTACGGGTTGCCTAAATACCCGAAGGATGTCGTGTTCCCCGACTGGAAGCTGTTGGAGGAAGAGGAGGAGATTGAATCATGGCGGTAATTAAGAAGGACGCTCAGGGCGGGCGTGGCACGTATGCGACCCTGGCTCAGGTCGTGAACTATGTGGACGAGCAGGGGTTCGACCTGCAATGGCCGACCCAGTTGATTGACGGACGCCTGTATGTGGATACGGCCGTCAGAAAGAAGGGCACGGACAAGTGGATTGCCAGTAATTGTCTTATCCCGGTCGAGGTGGGTGATTCGCGTGGCATGAGCGTCATGCAGGCCCTCGGTTCCGCATTGACGTATGCGCGACGCTACAGCACTTGCGGCGCGTTCGGACTGGCGACCACGGATGATGACGGTGAGACGAGCGGCTACAAGAAGCGTTCCGTCAAGGGTATGACCGACGAGCAGAAAACACAGATCGACCGGATTCTTGAAGACTGCAAGATTCCGGTGGGTCAGGAGAACGGTTTCATCGGCAACGTCCTGCAAACGCGGGTCACCTATGGCACGTTGACCGAATATCAGGCGCAACGGTTCATCGACGCTTATCGACAGCACAACGACAAGGTTAAGGAGGCTCCCAGTGAGCAGTGAGATTGGTTTGAACGACGTGAAACCGGGCATGTGGGTTGAGTTCGATGATGATTACGGGCATTATGCGGGCGAACTGCATGAGGTGAAGAAGCCAGAAAATCTGGTGGACGTTTTCGTCATGCTTCTGGGTAATAAGCCGCCACTGTACATCGAGACCGAGGATGCGGGCAATCTCGTGGTTTTCTTGGATTTTGGCGATGGGTACAGTACCGGTTCCGCCCGGAACGTGCATGTGTATGAGTCGAAGCCCGAGACGGAATCCGTCAAGCAGGCCGAAGATGATGGCGAGCAACCGTTCTGGAAGGGCAAAACCTGCGGGGAGATGGCACACCTGCACGTCAAGGTCACATACAAGAACGGGGACGTAGTGACCGGAGTGACGAACGAGATCGGTGATATCGATAACGCTTACTGCCTCAGCGCAGGTTTTTCCCCCGATGAAGAGTTCTTCCCGAACGAACGCATCATCGAGTCCATCGAACTGGTGGATGATGTCCCGTGCACGGATGACGCCCCGCGTGAGCGTATCACCGATATCACGAAGGTTCGTCCCGGAGACAAGGCGGTGATGAAGAACGGCAACAAGTACACGGTGGCGCAGGTGCGTTCTGAGTGTACGGACGGCATAACTCTGTGCCTGCGTGTCGAGGGGTTCTGTGTTGTGTGCGATTGGTGGGCGGAGGACTACGCCTTCCAGTATGCGTATCACGAACCGTACACGATGGCCGACCTTCCGAAGGAGCCGGGATTCTACAAGGCTCGCACCGAATCGGTGTGGAAGCATGACGGCAAACGTTGGATGCCGGTGCTCGCCCATGATGGCACCATCGCCCCCGCCTTCCCATGCCAGTCCCAATCCCGCAGCCAGTTCTTCAAGACCAGTGTCCGGGATGGTCGCTTCCCGTTCACGAAGGTGGAGGCGAGCTTCGAGTGACTTTCACCCCGAGGCCGGGCTGCAAGTGCGCCAGATGCCTGTGGGCTCACGGGGACAAGATCACGCTCCCCCAATGCCCCACATGCGGTGCCGTTGATTGCGCCGGAGCCCAATCACACATGCTGGTCTGCAACAGGCGGGCCATGGAGAAACACAAGACGAACAATTACAGGAGGAATGCGTAATGGCCGGAGAACCAAGCATCGAGTTTACCGGATATGCGGGAGAGATCAAGGATTTTCAGGATTCCAGTATTCTCAACGTCAGCGTCCATCCGGGTTACACGGATAAGAACACGAACCAGTGGGTTGACAAGGAGCCTCAGTTCTATGGTGTGCGTCCCTTGTCGAATCAGGCGAAGGATGCTTTGAATCAGGTTCGCCAGTTGAAGTCCCAGCCGAACATGAGCGTGAAGGTTCTTGTGAACGGCAGCTTGTCCAAAAGAGTGTCGGAAAAGGATGGGAAACGGTATGAGAATTGGGATGTCGCGGCCCGCACCATTGCGGTGTTGAGCGCGAAACCCAAGGCCCAGCAGTCTGGTTTCCAACAGTCGCAGCAGCAGTATCAGCAAGGATTCCAGCAGCCGCAACAGGGCTTCCAGCAACCGCAACAGCAGTATCAGCAGCCTGCGGACCCGTGGAGCCAACCCCAGGACGAATACGGAAATGGGCAGATCTAACCCGTCCCAACACGTCAAGGATTTGGTGGACGCACGCGATCAATACCGGTGCGTCCGCTGCGGCAAACCATTCCATTGGAGCGGTTTCAGCCGGCATCATCGCAGACTCCGGTCACACAAGTGGCCGGGACTGCATGAGGCGTCGAACCTCATCTTGGCGTGTGGGAGTGGCGATACGGGATGTCATGGGTGGATTCACGCCCATCCGCGTGAGGCCATGAGCTTGGGGTACATCGTGAGCGGTTTCAACGATCACCCCGAACTGGTGCCGATTCTCACCGCCCAACATGGTTGGGTGCTTCTGGACGATAAGGGAGGTTGGACGCGATGCGAACCGCCGAAGCAGTAAGCCTGTTGTTCATCCTGTTCTGCCGTGACCCGCAGTTTCGGCGGGCGTTGTACAAGCTCGACCCTGTGTTGTTCCGCAGGTTCACTAATGGGGAGGTGTGGCTGCGAACGTTGATGACATGACCGATGAGGAGTTCATCGACTATTGCCGGAACGGCGGCGAACTGTCCGGCCTGATAACTGAACGTCATCCGAAATGCGATTGGTGCGGTGGCATGTGCCGGGTCGGCAAGGATGGCATGTGCCGGAACTGTCGTGTCAGGGAACGGCGTCGAACCGACCCCGAGTATGCGCAGCATCTGCGTGATCTGGCGAATCGGCGGAACGCTCGTAATCGTGAAAAACGTAATGAGTATGCACGCCGGTACCGGTCGGAGCATTTGGCTCAGGCTCGGGCTTCGGCTCGTAAGTATGCCGCCGCCCATCAGCGTGAGATGGCTGAATACCATCGCCGTTGGAGGTCGGAGCATCCCGAGAAATACGCCCAGTATGAGGCGAAGCGGAAACGTAAACGACAACTAGCCAAGGAGGCTGTCAATGAGTGAGAAACCATTCTGGGCAGGTAAGACCCTTATGGAGATTCAGAATCTCGATAAGCGAGTCAAGGTGACAATGGAGAACGGAGACGTATTCATAGGGAAGCTCGTGCGGCGTTCCAGAGACACGGACGGTATATGTAGCCTTTCGATGCAACTCGACGCGCATCGAACATATTTACACGTGTTCTCGGCTGAATCATCTGATACGCAGCCCATCATTCCCAGTTACGTCGATACCGTCGAATTGTTGGATGACCCCAACTACGAGCGTATCGAGGAGGCTGATGACCTCCAAGAGAAAGATATTGCCGTTATGCTCGACGGCAACCGCTACAAGGTCACAGATGTGGAAAAAGGCCGTAACCGATTCTGGGGTCGGGTATACGGCGCTGTCGGGCCGGAATGTATCGCCCTTGGCTTCAACGCCTTCACCTACGGACTCCGTCCGAAGCCCCGGCTTCCTGACAAGCCTGGACTGTGGTTGGACAAGGACGATAACACATGGGTGATGGGCGAGAATGCCTTTCCACTCACGTGTATTGATGCCGGTAATTGGAGTATCACGCGCCCGCAGTTCTCAACGGATAGCGTTCAGGTTCTAAATGCTGCACCGTTCCGATTGGCTAAGGCGGTGGAAGCATGAGCAATCGTATTGTGAAATTGCCCTCGGTCGAATCTTTCGGCCGTCTCACGCCCGACAAGTGGCTGGCCTTGAAGAATCTGGAAGAGAGCGCCGAACTGGTCGAAGCCTGCAAACAATACCTGAAAGCCAGCGACCCGACAGACCCGAGCGGCATTGGCCGGGAGTTCGATGATCATGCGAACTGCCTCGCCTGCTTCGGGGTGAACGTGGGCGGCGAGCTCGGCGATGACCGGGACAAGGCGAAAGCCGGATGGATAGGTTACGTGCGCGACCAGCGCCGCCAAGCCATGCTCGGCGAGCTCGCCGACGTGTTGCAGACGGTCGGCAACCTGATCACCGCGTTCGACATCACCGACGAGGAACTTGCTCAGTCTATGGATGATTGCCTTGTTCGCAATCAGGAACGAGGTCGACTGTGAGCATCATCAGCAGTGAGGCGAAGTGGGCTGTCCTCCGACGAGGTGTCCGTCTGTCCCCCGAGGAAATACGTGGCACGACCAAGGGCAAGGAATACGAGGCCGGTTTTATCGCCGGAGCCACGCGCAGGCCCACGAACGAGGAAATCGTAGCCGGGGCGAAAGCGTTCTACGAGGCGTTGAAGCCCGACTCTTACCCTCAATGGGATTCTGACTGCGCGTTGAGGGCCGAATACTACGACGCCATGCGACTCGCAGTCAAGGCAATGCAAGGAAAGGCAACGGAAGAATGAATCTTTTAGATGAAACCAAGGGTGCGATCTCACAAAGCGAGCATTCGACCGATGACGTTCGATTCGTAGGCTCCCGCGACGAGAAGCTGGGAATTCCGTGGAGTCAGGCCGAAAAGGTGCTCGACATCGATTACGACAACGGATACGGCAGTCAGGAGATAGCCGCCGATCTGGTCGTGGCGTTCACTGATGGCGGTTTTCTGCGCCGCGAAGAATACGACGGCAGCGAATGGTGGGAGTACGAGCCACCGTTCAGAGTCACGGAGACGCAGAAGCCGTTCAAACTCGTGAAGATGCTCAGCTATTCCACACGGTTGCTTGTGGACATCAATTACCCGATGGAGGCAACGGAGGAATGAGCGACATGAGGAGCTTCATCAAGGTTGAGCACAGTCGTTTTACTTTGATTTTGCGCAAGGGGATGCTCCCGTTCCACTGGATTGCGGAATCCCACGTCTACCCGGACAAAGGTTATGTCACGGCGGTGCGGGAGCGCACCAACTACGGCGCTGTATGGGCATTGAGCAGTAGGGGCGCTCTCGATCAGGTCATGCTCTCGATCTGGGAGGACATCGAATGGTTGGACGAAAGGATGGACTGATGCGTGTGCATCGTCCGAGACTACAAAACCAAACCGAAGGAGACAACCAATGAGTGATTACAAGCAGCGGATGATCCGCGAACATCGAGAATTGCAGGAGCGTATCAGCAAGCTGGCGCACATGCTTGAGGGCTACGCGGAGGGCACGTTGGACTTCACGCCCGCGTGCTCCTTCCAGCTCCTTGAAAGCCAATTGTACGCGATGGGGACATACGCGAACATCTTACAGGAGCGTGCGCGTATCGAACAGGTGGATTTGAACGCGCCTCTTGAGGGAGGTGAGTCTGGTGAGGTTCCACAGGATTAGCCCGTGTCCCAAATGCGGGAGCAAGGTCAAGGCGAAGTGGGAGCGGGACGGCGTGCAGGGGTTGCCTGAATACACGTTCTTTATCGTGATGTTCCGCTGCACTGCCTGCGGGCTCAGCTTCGAGGGAGGCTGTTCACGTAAGCCAGCACCGTATGAGTTGCAATACAACATCGCCGCATGGAACCGTATATGCAACGGTGATAAATGCTTCGCGTTGACCTACAAGAGTCTGGGAGGCAGACGATGAGAGACAAGGCGATGCCGTTGGGCAAGAAGTTCAAGGTCCGGTTGACCATCACACCGGAGGAAACCGGAACGCCCGTGGACATGCTGGGATTCACATTCACCAGCGGCCGGAACGGGCGTATGGAACTGGACACAGAGTACAACAACATTCCCAAACTGGCTGATGACGGGCTCGACTCACTGTCGATTCTCGTGATCCTCAAAACACTGGAGATGTGGGCCCAGAAGGGATATGAGCTGTTCCAGCCCATCGTTCAACGATTTCACGGAGACGGACGATGAAGGCGACGAGGGGGACGGACGTGGAGATCGAACGACGGTGCGGCATGGTCACAGGTGCCTCCTGCGGGAATGTGACCCTGAGCTGGATTCCCGGAGACGGCCGAAACGGCACCCGCTCATGGGTGCTGGCCACTCATGCTGGCGACAGCATCCGCCGCATCCGGTTGAGCAGGAACGAGCTCGGCGACCTGGAGGCCATCCTCCAATCGATCGCGAACGAGAAGAAGGAACTGAGAGGCAGACGATGAGCACTCTGGATATTTTGGGCAACACGAGCGAGCAGGCGGATTCGATACGTCTGATGCTCAAAGTGCGGGGCATGAAGGACGGTCGTTTCATCGACGCCGACCCGCTCATCATCCTCAAGGCCGACAATCATCAAGGCTCCGACAGGTGGGACGTGTATGTCAGCAAGACGGTGTATCCGACCGCCGAATCGTATGGCACGCTCGCCGGCATACTGCGAATGCTCGCCAATGACGTGGAAATCATGGCACACGAGAAGGAAATGGGAGGCAGACGATGAACGGTGACGTGACTGCCATGGACATCAATTGCGCACTCGCCTCCCGTTACCGGCGTGACGGTGACGGGTATTGGTCGGAGATTTCGGTCACTGAGCCGAATGACACGGTGCTGCGTCTGGACGGCGTGGCGTTGGAGGTCAACTGGCGCGGGGACACATGGATCAGCGGATTCGAGGTCAAGGTGAGTCGCGGCGATTTCCTCCGCGACGCGAAATACCTGTGCTACAAGAATTACGTGGACGATCTCACCCTCGTCTGCCCCGCCCGCATGATCGACCGCAGCGAGGTGCCCGAGCCGGTTGGCCTCATGTACTACGACCCGTCCAAACGCACGTTGAGATACCGGCGCAAACCCAACCCAAGTCATGGTGACACCCGGCAGGTCGAACACCGGCTGCTGAAAAAGCTCGCCGCCAGCGAACGGCCGGACCGGTACGGGCATTACGAGACCGCCGCCGAGTATGTCGCACAGCGAGAGGCGATGAAAGGCATAGGCCGTGCGCTCGGGACGAAGATGGCGTTGCGGCTCCAACAGCTCGAACAGTTGCAGGAACCCACCGAGGCACGACGTATACAGGCACAGTCCAAGGCGTTCGAACGGGTGTGCGACATCCTCAGCCGCCACGGCTACCAGATCAGCCGGTGGACCCGCACCGAGGATCTTGAGACCAGACTGAAGGAACTGGACGAGGCGCTTTCGAGCGTGGTGCCCACCGGCACGGTGGACCGCGAGACCCTGTACGCCATCAGCTGCCTGCAACAGTTGAGAACGACTCTGGGACTCCAAGACCGAAAGGAGCACGGACGATGAGCTATAAGGCGAGGACATTCACCCGTGAGGAGTTTCGAAAGGTCATCGCAGCCGCCATCTACGACTACGAACACGCTCCCGCGAAATGCCTCTACACGACCAAGGATGCGGCAGACCAACTCTACGGCGAGTACGGCGAGGAAACCGAGGTGGAGGAATGAAACCACGAGTGTATGACGATTTGGTCCAATCCGCCGTCGAATTGAGTTGCTTCGGTACAGGCCAGTCAACCATCGAGGAAGGCCGAGCCGCCTATCAAGCATGGCTCAAGGAGCATGACCGGCAGACAGCCGAAAAAGCATGGGAAGAAGGGTATATCCAAGCCGTCAAGAACATGAATCCCATGCCCGGCGAGGAATCGCCCGAATACACGCCAAACCCATATCGAAAGGAGAACGCATGAACGAGATTCAGCTTACAGACCATTTGGTCGCGCATATCAGCGCGGGAAGCGACTACGGCCGTTATCAAGCCAAAATCTGCGAAGACGGCAACTTCAGAGACTTCCTGTACGCCATGAGCCTCAAACGTCTCAAGCGCAAATGCGAGAAGTATGCGAAGCGTGAACGCAAGGCCATCGCATATGTCACCACGCTCAAGGAGGAATCATGAACGTAAGTAGTCTCAAAACGCGAAGAAGGAATTGAATTGAGCGGCTGGCGTGACAAGGCCGCGTGCCGTGACATGGACCCTGACCTGTTCTTCCCAACCACGTCCAGCGAGGAACGATTGGCGCTCAAGGCCTGCGCCCAATGTCCGGCGATATGCGAATGCGCACGGTACGCGGCGCAACACGACAGAATCAGCGGCTACCCATTGCAAGGCGTATGGGGTGGCGTGAACAGGAGCAGAAGAAGGAATCGAAATGAGTGACAAGGATATGGTCACGGTTTACGAACGACGTGACGGCAGCAAACCCGGATTATGGTCCGTGTACCGGTATTTGGGGTGGGACGTGTTTTGCTCGTTCTCCCTCGCGGTGGGCATCACGTCAAAGAATACGATGATGGCCATTGTTCAAGCGTTTTGTCTGCTGGTTTTTCTTGGACTCACCGTCTGGCAGTTGAACCATCTGACTTGGAGCATCACCGACTATCGGGTGCGTATCAGCTCTAATTTGGAGAAGGGGCTCATGTTGAGCAAAGCGAAAAGTAAAGCATGGCAACTGCTCATTGAAGACTCGAACCATCCGGCAGAGGAGATTCGCTTGGCTACCGGACTTCGGGTCGATGTGATCGAGCAGATGCGCGGGGACGTGCAAAAACGACTACGAGACAACCCGGAGTTCTGATTATGAGACCGAGTTATCTGCCCGTCCAGTATGAGCATTGCCCGTACTGCGGAGGAATCTTGAACGTATTCGGGGACTGCGTGGACTGCCAGTTTCACGATGACCCGACTGAATGGTGGATGGACGAATGAGCCGACAGAAAGCCAAAGGCACACTGCTTGAATCCAAGGTGGTCAACTATTTGCGCGCCCGGTTGGGTGACAGCGAGCAGACGATACACCGTGAAGTGTTGCATGGGACGAAAGACCAGGGCGATATCACCGGTCTGCGTATCCACGGCCAGCCGGTCGTATTGGAGTGTAAAAACTACAGCACCTATACGGGGAGACTCAAGGAGTGGATGCAGGAGGGCCGTACCGAGGCGGGTAACGCTGACGCACCTTACTGGTTCGTCGTGTTCAAACAGAAGGGTCTCGGCTTGAACACGTTGTCAAGCATGGACAACCAGCCCGTGCTCACCGACTTAAAGACCCTCGCATTGATAGCAGGACATGGAATCATCGAAGGAGACGAAGAATGAGCTACGACCTGTATGTGGTACGCCGGGATATTCCCGAGAACTTCTGGGATTACGGGTACGACCCTGACTATGACTATGGCTGCTACTTCAACTACACGTACAATCTCGGCCCGTTCTTCGCCGCCTATCATGTTCGCCCGTCAACCGACTTGGACGGCAAGACCGGTATAGAGCCGGAAGCGCGAAATAGGCAAGGGAGCATAAAACCAAACGCACTCCCCCATTGCCCATCCAAGAGGGCGGCATGGTTTTCGCCGGCCACCCCATCGACATCGATGACCCGTATCTGCGCGAATTCATCGAAAAGGCAAGGAGAACATGATGGAAGATAGGAAACTCGTTGATTTCGCCCATTGGCTGAACGATCATCCGGGCGAATGGAATCTTTGGCCGTATCTCATTCCGATACAGGCCGACCGCAGGGATACGGCCGCATCGATGAGGCTTGTCATGGACCGCATCAAAAATCATCGGTATGACGAGTTCCGCGTGGACACCGCCCTGCTCGAATACGAACTGTTCAACGGTTTCATGGGCTTCGACAACGGTGGCGTGCATGAGAATGGTCTCGCGTTGAAGATGAGGCTCAAAGCATGACCGCGCGTGGAGATGACCGCAAACTCATGCATTGGATAGCCTCGCACGGCTACACGGTGGTACGCGCCGGCAGCGGCCACTGGAAGATATTCGATGACGGCGTGCTGCTCACGGCGACGAGCGGCACGCCCTCGGACTGGCGAAGCCGCCACAACTTCATACGAGATTTAAGGAGACGAACATGTTCAATCTAGCATCGAAGATTCGGCACTGCTGCCCCCTCTACGGATGTGTCCCGCTCATATTCGAATGGAGAGGCCGCTACATGTTTTTCTGCACCCACTTGAACGGCCCCTATGCCGACACGAGGGAGGAAGCGTGGGATAAGTGGTGCGGAATGGTTGAGAACATTTGGGAAAGGGACAGGAAATGACCTGGATCATACGAAATTCTGGAAGGCAGTAGCCGAGAACCGCAGTGAGAACGCGGTCGCTGCCCTCGAAACCATGATTGAGGAGACGGAATGAGTCTGGTGAGTTTAGATTTCAGGAAAGTGGTATAACGATGGCCCGCAAAGGATACATCCAGCTTGTCAACGGCTTCTACATGAATCGCAAGGTGCGAAAACTCAGGCACACATGCCCGAGCGCGATAGGCGCGTTCACGATGATGCTTACCTTCTGCGGAGATAATCTTTTAGACGGTCATATCAGTGAAGATGATGCGCTTTACGTGCTGGATATCACCGATTCAGAACTTGAAGCACTATGCAATGTCGGCATGATCGAACCGGACGGGAACAACGGGTACTACATTCACGATTATCTTATGCATAATCGTAGTCGCGAACAGGTGCAAAAGAAGCGCGAAAGCAATGCTGAAAATTACCAAAAAAATAAGAACGAGGTGAAAACCTCCGATTCAGATGCGATTCAGCCGTCTGAAAGTCATCTGAATCGGGACAAACACCAGAACACCAGAACACCAGAACACCAGAATGAATTATCTAAAGATAATTCAACTCCCCCTACCCCCTCAAAGCCTGACTTCGATGGACTGCTCGACAGTCTTGAGCGTATTTACCCGACGAACAGGTTCGACGGGAAGACCTCTCAGGCTCGAATGCAGTTGGAAATCGAATGGCCCAAGATCGTGAAAGCCGCCGGCGAGGCTGACCCGTGCGAGTTTCTTGAAGCCAAAACCCGAGCGTATGTCGGGGCCACCGAGGAACGGTTCGTGAAGACGTTCAGCCGGTTCATCGGCGGGGAACTGTACGCACGCAACTGGGAGAAACCCAAACCGGAGACCCCAAGGGCCCGGCAAGTCCAGCCGGTCAAGTCCCGCAGCCAGCAGAATCTCGAAGCGAACATGGCGAAAACCTGGCAGTACATGACCGAGGAGGAGCGTGCCCGATACTCGCAGGGAGGTCTCAATGCTCAGCAAGGGTGAGGCGGCGGCGTTGTTGTCGCTGATTAACGCGCATCACGGCAACGCTCAGTGGGATGATGTTCAGCTTGATGCGTTTCATTCGGAACTGCGTTCGGATATCACGGCAGCAGAGGCGCGTGAGGCCGTTCGACGCTTCTACGCGGACAACAGCACTGGTCGCTGGTGTGGTTCCGGCGACATCAACGGCATCGTCCGCAAGCTGCGCAACGGTGCGAAACCGTCCGAAGCGCAGATAGGCCGGGAGTGCGAACGTCTGGGACTAGTGGAAGATCAGGCGTGGTTGTATCGCCGGCAGCGCATGATGGGCCGTTCCTCGGACGAGTCTCGACAGGTGGCGTTGGCCGCGCGTGACCCGCTGCGCTTGCCGCCCGCGAAACCCAAGCGCCGGCGTGAGTCCAGTGATTTCAATCCGGGTTTGGGCGTGACATTGGACGAAGTTCTGGCGACACGCCGTCCGGCTGAACAATGACCGGTTTGATGGCATAATTAAGAGTTGCTGACACGTCCGAGACCTTCAAAAAAACCGAAGGTCAAGGTCACTATTGTCTTTTTCCACTGAAAACACGAGGCTCTGCCGCTACCACGGTTGCTGGCGGGATATCGTCACCGACGCGCCGTCGCCGCTTATCGGACATGGCGTCGAACCGAATCTGAATCTCCTGTGCGACAAGCACGCCAGCCAGTTGACCGGCGACCTGCGATGGTTGGACCGCAGTCTGCCCGACCTGTGCGAGTATCGCATCAACCGCGCCTACGGGCACAAGAACGGTGGCGGCGGTCAATCCGGCACTGCGCCCGCACCGTTACGCGAGGCCCTGCATGATCTGCTGTACGCGGACGATGACCACGGTTATCCGGGGTTGCAAGGCACGTTGTACGAGTGGGTGCGCAGTCTGAAAATCAATCTGCCCGAGTCCACGCCACTGTCGGACATGGTTCGCCGTATCGCCGATCATCCGAAACTCGTGGAGCATTCGAGCACCCCTGTGTATGCGGAACTGGTTCACAGTCTGACACGCAAGCTGCGTCGTTTCCTCACGGACGATGACGGGGAAACCGTATTGTACGGGCCATGCCCGGCCGACAAGTGCTTGGGTCAGCTTTCCTGCTATGCGGACGCGGAGACGGCGAAATGCCCGAAATGCGGTTTCAGTATGCCCGTCGCCCTCATCAGGGCGGAACGGGTGAAACGTCTCCTCCAATCGGAGGCGGTGAGAACCCGTGGCGAACTGTTGGACATCATCAAGGCGTGCGGGATGCGCGTGAACCGCAGCACTTTGCGTAGTTGGATACATCGAGGCCAGTTGCCCCAGCAGGGCGAGGATGCGTACAGCAATCCGCTTTACCGGTTCAGTGACTTCTACCGTCTCGCGTCCGGCCTGTCGGAGGACGCGGACGTGTGGGAGATCATGCAGGCTTCGCAAAACCAATCCAAGGAAGGAGACGACAAGTGAGCAACCAGATTCAACCATTCGACTTCAACGGCATTCAGGTGCGTGTCCTAACCGATGAACACGGCAACCCGTGGTTCCTTGGAGCGGACGTATGCGCCATTCTCGGTACGGCCACCAACCATATTCGGGAATACCTCGATGCCGATGAAATCACCAATATCCGTAGTACGGACATTGCTCAGAACGGCGGCAAAGCACCCGTTTTCGTGTCCGAGTCCGGCTTGTACTCCCTCGTGTTACGCAGCCGCAAGCCCGAGGCTCGCGAGTTCAAACGCTGGGTGACGCATGAGGTGCTGCCATCGATTCGCAAACATGGCGCGTACATGACCGAATCGACTTTGGAAAAGGCAGTCACCGAACCCGACTTCCTTATCCGACTTGCTACACAAATCAAACAGGAGCGGGCGGAAAAGGAGAAGGCCCAAGCACAGGTCGAACGGATGCGTCCCAAGGCATTGTTCGCTGACGCTGTGGAAACCTCGAAGACCAGCATCCTTGTGGGCGACTTGGCGAAAGTCCTGAAAGGCAATGGCGTGGATATTGGCGGCACTCGCTTGTTCGCGTGGCTGAGGGACAACGGATGGCTGATGAAAACCGGCAGCTCTCGCAACATGCCCACGCAGAAATCTATGGAATTGGGCTTGTTCGAGATCAAGGAAACCACCGTGGTTCACTCGGACGGTCACACGACCATCAACAAGACGCCGAAAGTCACGGGCAAAGGTCAGACGTTCTTCGTCAACAAGTTCCTCGGACACAGGGAGATTACTCAATGAGCATCAATCTTGGCACCACGGAAGTGGTATTGGGCTTGTATTCCAAGGCGCTTCAACTAGCCACGTTCACCGTGGAAGTCCCGGTGGCGGGCGAACTGGAACCGGACAGCGTGCTTATAGGCGAAGACATGCAACCACGAGCGCACGTGACAGTGACGCCGCCGCCCAACGGTTCCGTCGAAAAGGCCGTTGGAGCCGGTATCGAAGCGTTTCAGAAGGCGTTCAACGAGTCGATGGAATCGAGGAACGTATGAACTGGCTGAAGCGACTGCTGCACTTGGAGGAGCCGGAACCGGTCGAAAAGCCGGAACCTAAGCCACCGGTGTTGGAGCCATGCCCTATCTGCGGACGCACACCCAAGCCGAAGTATGTATACGGCGCCATCCTTATCCGCTACTACTGTCAGGAAGACTCCGTGTGGCTGCTCTCGGAGTGGTGCGATCATTCCGCGAGTATCTTCTCGTTTGCCCCGTTTGAGGACAAGGACGTTCCGAAGTGGAATATCGGTTGCAGACTGTTAAGGACAATTGTTGCCGTGCCAGTTCCCGAATGCCCTGTCTGCGGGGAGAAACCCGCCGTGCAACCGGATACCGAGTCGGATATTCCCCAGCTTGTCTGCTCATGCAACGAACTGTTGGGCAACGATGGGATAACCAACGTCTATCAGCGCAAACACGAGTGGATACGTCGTTGCGTGGCGTTGAAACGCAAGCAGGACAACGTGAGTGAAATGGAACAACTGATCGGAGAAACACAATGAACGGACATTATTCGGTTATCACGAATTTCGGCTGTCATTGGACATGCCCCTACTGCATCGTAAGGAAAACCGGATTGAACGTGCCGGTGACAGACATGCAGGCCACGCTGCGGACCATCAGCCGTGAAAGCGAACGCCACCCCATGAGGTTCCTGAGCTTCAGCGGCGGCGGAGACCCCCTGTTCCCCATGCGCGAGCCGGAAGCGTCGAAACGTGTCGCCTTCTACCGGGAGGCGATACGCAGGGCCGGAGACTGTCTTACGGAAACCGAGATGCACACCAGCTACTTCCAATGCAGACGCAACGTGGCTCAAGTCATGCAGCAGGTCAGGTTCAGCCGCGTGGTGTATCACATGCGTCCCACGAGCTTGTCCGATGACGTGGCGTTGGCATTGCCCCGCAAATGGTTCGACGGTCAGAAGGTGCGTGTCGTGTACGTGGTCACTCCCGATTTCACGCCGGAGCGTATCGACCGGATAGCCGATCTCGTGGCCGGCAACAACGTGGTCAATGAACTGTCGTTCAGGCAGAAGGTCAACCCTGACAACACCATCGACCACACGTGCGAGAAGTATCTGAAGGCTGGCCATCAAAAACGCTGGTGGTACATCCAACAGGATGATTACAACATGTACGTCGTGAACGACCGGCTTTACACACGATTCAGCGATATCGGCAAGGAGGACCACAGGTGAGCAAGAAGATTCGCGTCGGCTGGGATGACCTGAAGCCCGGCGATTTGATTCACGTCAAAGGCAGCACGAACACATACAGGTTCAAGTCCCGCACTGATTGGCATTCTATGATTAAGGTCGAGGGAGACGGAGTTGGTGTTTCCGCCACATGGAAGCTGGGAGTCGAAAAGGAACCGGTTTCAGTGTTTCTCGTTGTCTATGAGGAGGATTTCGATTACGCGACACGTCCCGCTCCAAAGAAACCGCATATTGAAGAACCGGTTTCGCCAGGCGAATACTGGGCGCGTACCCAGACTGGCGAGGGAGAGACGTGGACGCAAATCATCAAAGCCTATGTCAACGACTACGTTCTGCCGTCCAGCGACGATAATTGCGTATATCAGGTCAGTAGGCATTCGGGCTTACGCGGGTTCCTGTGGATGAAATGGTGGGAATTGTTGGAGGCCAATAAGCAGACTCCGATTCTGGAACTGTTGTCTGCCGAGGAATACTACACGAGAAAAGCCAAGGGCCAGTCATGAGAAAGCTCATTATCTCATGAGAATGCTCATTATCATCGTGGAGGACGCATGAGCCAGCAGATTCATCCCAGTCAGCTCAGAATCGTGAACAACAGGTTGGCGGAACTAGGCAAGATAGTGGTCTACCAGCCTGACATGTTCCGCAGCCGTCCCGAGCTTCAACAGGATATGATCGCCTGCTGCAAGGCGTTTGCCAGCTACATGACCGTGCACATGCTGACCGCCTCGATACATTTGGCCACGATGACGCCCGCATTGGCGGAACAGCTGAACCATGCACGCAAAAAAGCAAAAGGTTTGGAGGAATACCAATGAGACACATATTCATCATCGACGGCGGCAATGCCGCCGAAGAGTTTCCCTTCGGGTCGATGTTGTACGGTTTTTCGTCCACGAATGGCGACCATGTGAACATTCGAGTGTGCAGACGCTGCAAGATGAACCCATGCCGCTGCACGATGGCCGGTGAGAAGCTGCTGCGCACGGTCAAACGTAAGCCAGTCCCCTATTGTTCGGAAACCATGCTGGAAAACCTAAGGAAACAAGATACCCACCAGCTTCACTGACACATGGAATGGCGGCGCTATCCGCGCCTCGGTCAAGGCCGTGGCGGTTGGTTTGGCCTATGAGAATGCCGTCCTAGTGTGCTTCCACGAGAGGCAGCGGCGTCTTATAACACGCCTATCATAGCTTGAAACCCGTGAAAATCTATTTTTTATTGATCTTCACGGGTTTCAGTGAATGAAAAGCATGTTTTCGTATAATCGGGCCCACGTTTTCCACTTATCCGTCAAAGACCGGCACGTGAATCGTATTCGTATTCGTCATCTTCCATACCAATGAATATCGGCTCCACACCGAACATGGCCTTGAACAGTTCACGTGCGAACACATCCACTTCCTCTTTCGTAGGCTTGTGATCGTATTCCGGCCACGTGTTGAACCCATTCCAATTGCGGTTTATCGGCCATGCGCCTTGACGGGTTTCCAAACGCCATTTTCCGCTGGGCATGTGGACGATGGTGGTTTTGATGGACATGATAGTTCCTCCTGAAAGTATATTCGGGCATGACGAAACATCATGCCTCTTGTACTTGGTTCGCTAATTCCCAGAAGGCCACAAGAGAGTCCCGTGGCCTCCAGTGTATCAGTGTTTTTCGTATTCCTTGCATAGGTTGGCGGCGAACTTGGCGAGATTATCCGGGTCAAGCATATAGCTTTCCCCGCTCTCCCCCGCTTCGTCATACCATTTCCACACCTCATGCAAGGCAGCTTCCATACGCTTGGCGTTCAGACCGCCGATATCCGAGTTGCCGGCGTTCCCGAAACCGTCAACGACTGAGAAAGCCTCGGTCAGATTTTTAATGCCAAGAATTTCAACGCCTTTTATAATGCAAGAATCAATCTCAGTCGCCTCGCTATCCTCAACGCTGAGATAGTCCAGAAAGCTCGAGTATGGCACCAAGACACGCTTCGCGCCATGCTTAACCGCGTAGGCCACTACGTCCTTGGCGCTAATGGGAGTGGAATGCACGTCACCATCGGCATTGATTTTGCCGATAGCCACAAGCCCCCTAAGCCCAGCCAAGTAGACGTGGAGATCATAATCTGGATTATTATTGTATTCAGCCAGCCCTCGAACCACCAACGCTATGGCAAGGTCACAAATTCCGTCAGCCTTGCCCATTGACGCCGGCGCAAGATTCACGTTGATGCGACAGTCGGGCCATGTGATACCGCTTGCTTGCATTCCGACCTCGATACGCTCTCGCGTATCGGATAGGCTTGCGTCCGGTAATCCGATAAGACTGAAATATGGTAGTCCCTTTCGTAGAAACGCTTCCACCGTGACGCCATACAGGTGCTTGCCGGTCGTGTTAATTGTCTTGCATACGATGCTCATTTGATTACCTCCTGATTCCAGTCCAACATGTCAGCGGCCAACCATTGACCGCCGCCCGAAGCATTCGCGTACAGCCAAGCCCGATATGAGATTCGAGCCGCCTTATCGCGCTTTACCCATGCCTGAAGCCACATGAGACGCAACCTCCAGCCGGGTATGCGCCGCCACAGTTCCGTGTTCGTGGCCGGGTCGAAACGCTCATAACGGTAGACAGCGGTAATCATTCCGACTCCCTGGAATCAAGTTCCGTACCATCCTGGCGACTGGCGGCGAACACGTCACTGCCGATATCGTCAACGTCGTATAGGTCGCCGTCACCGTTCTCCCCCACCCAATCGCGCAGTTCGGCGAAGGTCAATCCCCTGGGGGCCTTGACCTGCCGGTATTCGACTGTCGTGACATGCTGGGAGATACGGTAGGTCTCCATACCGTCGCCCTCCGCCATCGCGGCGAAAAACTTCAAACTGGCACGGACCTTGCGCATGCGACTGTACGCCGTATCGACAGGCACAAGGTCATTCATCATCTGGGCCACATCATCGCCGGCATCATAGCCGCCGTCCGCAAGCTCCCTCAACTGGTGTCGCACGTGCTCCAGCGAATCCCATTCGACGAAAAACTCACGGCCGGACGGCAACCCATCAACCTTATATCCATCCAATACCCACAGGACCCGCGCCTCGGGCATGCCCCGCACCTTTTGGCGTACATCCCCCAGTCCCGAGCTCTCAATCAACGCCTGCAAATTCTCCAACTTGTCTTCCATGACAAAACCTTCCTTTGTATTGTCCCGTAAAACGATTGACGGGACAATAGACCGCTCCAGAGTCCCGTCTAAATGCTGATTTATATGAAAACCGCACCATAGAAAGCCCATAGTACGGTTCTAAATGATGGTTTATATAAGAACAGCCCCATAAAACAAGTCCATGAGGCCATGAAGATGGTAAAGGCTATGCGCTTCGCTTGTACGGTGGAATATCCAATGTGGCTTCCAGCCCGTCGTTGACATGTTCGGCATCCCTTAACGAGAGGCGTCCGAACCATCGCAACAGTTCACTCTTGTTGAAATAGAAGCGTTGCGAACAGCGCACGAGCGACGGCTTCGCCAGTCCCTCGGCTTTCCAGTCAAGCAGTGGAACGTCGCCGGCCTCATCCCAATCAGTGTTGCCGGTTATCTTCGCCACGATGCCCGACACCAGATCACCGTCAACCTCGGTGATTACCACGGGACGCGGCTTGCCGATACCGGGATGGTCGGGAAACTCCACCCACATCAGCCACACGTCATACAGACGCGGTTCACTTGGCGTACTGGTCATAGACGCTATCCTCCGAATCATTCCAATCGGCGGGCAGTATCACATGGCCCTTCTCCGAACGCTCGAACATGTAGGCATTGTGAACAGGCGGCACCGGATAACCGTCCGGCGTGTGCCGCGTCGGCCTGAACGGCAACCCGTTGTCCACCAAAGACTGGCGTAAAAACATGTTGACTGCGGTGCTCAGGCTCATGCCCATGGAATCGTAGAGCGCGGCGGCACGCGCCTTGACATCATCATCGACATTGGCGACCAGCTTACCCATAACAACCTCCTTAACGGTTAACAGATGGTATCAATCATATACCATATTGGGTTAAAAGAATGGAATGCAGTCCAGCGGAAGTGAGGAAAACGCCAGGCGGCAAGAACTTAGAACAGCGGCAAAGCAAACCGCTTGTCGGGTAAATCGGTGGCGTTCAATGCCGCCAGAATCAGGTCAGACGTGTGGAGTGGAATGTTTGCGCGTACCGCCGCGATATTATCCGGCGTATACGCATAGCCAGAGGACTCCAGAACCTCACGAATCTTGCTAGTGGGTATCTTGACTTCCATCATTCCCACCCCAGCATGTCGTCGATGCACCAGCCGATAGCGCACTCATACCGGTCATACGCGGTGGAATACTTCTGTGAGAACGCCTCACGCGCCCTCTTGTCGAGCATGTCCAACGACAAACCGGTTTCGGCTATCTGCTGTTCCGCAGTATCGAAGTCCGGCGCGGTGTATGGCTTGTCCAGCTTCAGCATGGCACGACGGCGTAAATCATCGATAAAACCATGCTGGCAGTCGAAGATATCCGCCACGCTATCCGCGTTATCGGCGGCCATCTCGTAAGCCGCCTGCAACAACAGGCGTACGGCTTTCTCCCGAATCTCGCTCATGTCACGCCGCCTTAACCCACTTGTCGCGGACGGTAGCCACGTAATCGGCCACCGCCTTTTCCAACTGCCTGTCACTGCCACGCTCATAACGGGCACGGTAGGCGACAACGCACCTGCCATTGGCCGAAGCAACGTAGGCCACCTTGCGGCCCTTGCTGGTACGGAAGTGACGGATAGGGCCCAAACCTTGCAATTCGGGGCATTCCTTAGCCATCATCAGGTCAGGCATCGTACAATAGGAGACGGCGAAACTGTTCACCTTCGGCGGCACTTCGGGAATCTCCTGTGTATCCGGCGCGGGTTCATCATCCATGAACTCGTCTTCCAATATCGCGTCCTCGGGCATAGGCACCGGCCACTGAACATTGCTCGTGAAGCGTTCCTCCTCACACTTCCAGTTTGCATCGATCGATGGGTGCGCGACAATGCCGCCAACCGTTTTAGCGTCCATTCCGGTAGGTACCGGCACCGGCACTGTCTTCATACGCTCGGAATCGGGTATGAGCATCCAACCATGCTCAAGGTCAACGGAGCTTGACCTCATGCCATTCAAAAAGTCCTCATACTGGACTCCCTTGGCCTGAACATTCCACGCCGTGCCCTGCGAAGTCTGGGAAAGTGACCAGACTCGTCTAACCCGAGCGTTCACATACCGAACATCATATTTCGAGCCATCCTTGCGCAACCGCACCCACATGCCGCTCACGGCATTCACGTTACGCGACGGGTCATTGGTCAGCTTCTTCATTTTGGTTTACCTCACTTGTAAAGATTCGATTTTGATTGATTTTCTGGAATAAGTAGGCGGCTAGAAGACTCTCAGCATTCACCCTCTTCGGTGGCTTCGGTGTAGAAAACGTCGTCCATTTGGTCATTGTTGAAACGCTCATTGATGTAATCGGAAATTGCCTTACCGGTATCGTCTTCGTTAATTAGCTGACTAATGCGGGTATGGCTCACACCGTTACCGTCCAAAATGTAAGCGTCTTGCGCCCAACCATCTTCATGCTCGAAAGCCTTGTTATATTCGGTTTCCGTCACATATCCCCAGTCGCCAAGGCGATAGATGCCCTCATAGGGTTGGAAACCGTCATAGCGCGTCAATGGCGATAGTTTTTCGTCAACACGTTCCACCATGTCGGCAACATCTTTAACGGTAATGGACATTTTGAATCTCCCTTAAACAAGAGGGGCACGGCCACAACGCCATGCCCCACAACGATTTATTAACGATGGACTCGCACCATGTAGCCCCTACCCCACGGGACTAGCTCCACGGGATAACCTTTGGCCTCATAATGCGATTGAGTGGCAACAGCCACGGGAAACGACTTGCAACGGTAATGGTCAATCATGGTCGATCACTCACCCATATACGCAACTGGGTTAAGTTGCATGTCGATACGCCGCCATGCCCTGACCAATTCGGCGGTAGGCGCGTACCGTTCGACAGCCGACCGGCTACCGTCGTACCGTGCGGCCATATCATTATCAAAACCGATAACAGTATCGGCCATGATATGACGCGCCTCTTTCGCCGTAATGGCCTCACAATGCCAATTGCCATCAAACACGTCGTCGGCAACCCAAGCGTCACGCTCAGCCCTCGAATCAAACACGTAGAGGCCACCCGGCCATGACCCGTCATCCCATGTCGCGCCGATACCATAAGCCCAGCGGAAAGCGTAGAAGTAGCGTGCCATCATGCCACCGCCTTAAACTCATGCGATTGGATGAAATCGTTGCGGCTGCAGACGTTCTCAGGCGGGAAAAAATTACTCGGCCAGAACGTGAATGCACCGTCCTTGAAGTAGCCTCCTTCAATCCACTCGAAACGCTTACGCCGGACACGCCGAACGGTAAGCCAGACGGTATCGTATTTATCGAACGTCACCGTCTTGTCAGTGGCTTTGACGATAACGTAGATGTCGCCGGCCAACGATTGGGCCGACCAGCCAACGTGGAAGTCGCTTGGATTCAGTATTTCTTCAGGCATGGCACACCTCCATTAGTGTGATATAGGATCTATAGGTTTGATTGATTGAAATTGCCCGAATGGGCGGGAAGCGCGGATTAATGCGCCGCGCTATCGCAGTCAAACTGTCTTAACGAAAGATTCGGGCATGTCACGCCGGAACGTGTACCCGTCGAACATATCGCCGTGCATCTCCTCAACGGCGAACCCATTGCCGCGCATGAAGTCCAGGAACTCACTCATGCCCATGCCGCCAAAGCACAGCTCATACCCGTAATCGAGTTTGTTGACTACGCGCGTGACCTGACCACTATAACCGGTGTTCACGTTCAGTTTCGGCCACATCATGAGTGTCTGCATAAGCGGGTTATCTTTCAACGCTAAATCAACTGCCGCACTCTCCTTGTCGTATCCACAGCCTGACACGGTACCGTTAGTGTAGTCGCCGCGAATACCGGCGAGGTTGGCCCAGACTTCGGCACGCGGGTTACTCCCCCACATGCGTGACCTATGCCAGTCAACGTTAATCCTAAAAACAAGTTCCACACACATTGTAAATCTCCCTTGAATTGATGAAGCGCGGAGTCAGCCGCGCGACTGATTGAATCTGATTGAAAGTTAGTAGCGTTCGCCGATTAGCACGCCGTCTTGGTAGATGTACAGGCCGGTACCGCGTCCGTTGCCCATTCGAGCACTATCCCAGTAGCAGAGTCCAGCTTGACCCGAGCCGTCTTCGTTCTCACATTGCGGGATGTTCGCGGTATCACTACCGCAAGCGGACAGGGTGAAAAGTGTGATTAACGCGGCTGAAGCCGCCAGAATTTTACGCATGGTTCCTCACTTCCATGTGAGGCGTGCTAAGATAGCACAGCCTCGATTTGATTGATTGGTTAGAGAACTTTCAACTTAAGGCACGCGGCTAGGTAGTTGGCGCTACTTAGCCGCATTCTTTTAACGCATCAGGTCGCTCGGTTGGCAGTTGAGTGCACTGGATATCTTCAAAGCGTTTTCAAGAGTCATGTTCCGAACGTCTCGCCGCCCGGTCTCATAACTGCTGATGATTGTTCGCGCTATTCCAGTGCGCTTGGCTAGCTCAACTTGTGTTAAGTCGGCTTGTTTGCGCAGTTCCTTAAGTCCCATAGGCTTACCCGCTTTCTCTAGTAGTAGGTAAACCAATTATGACAGCAAAATGTATCATTTGCATGTAGGGAAACACTGTTAAGTTCTCAAACTTGCTTTTGTCTTGCCCGATTGGGCTTGATAATTGATAGCATAACGTATCATTTTGGTTTAAACAAATCGGCGTGTCGGAAAACCAGCACGCCGAACAGCTCACACTGACGCGAACTCACGCACCAGCGCGTGCCGCATGATGTCATCAGCGGACACGCCACGACGTTTAGCGACGGCATCCAACATGGCCGACATGTCAGCGCTTAACGAAAACGTCCGACTGACAGCATCCGCCTGAGCGACGGGAACGACAGGCCCGGAATACACCGCACCCGGCCTTCCGCCGAACTCGCCGTTATCCGCATCGTCGGCCCACTTGTCCAACATGTCATCAGTGACCACACGGCCACCCTTCGCAACAAAAGACATGACACTTCCTCCTTTACAAAAGTTTCAGTTCCCGCAGCACCTTCGGCGTCGCACGCATGGCATGGAACACATGCCAACGATCCGACTCATCTAGTACCGCCACCATTTCCAGCAAACGCCCGTACTCGTCGTATCCAACCGCCACATAACGCAACGGGTCGGTATCCTCACGCGCCATAAACCGCACGACGTTCGACCATGCCACGCGCACCGAATCAGCGGACACGTCGGGATGCCGAGTCTGGATACGCGGGTCAACGACGATATCGCCAACCGGCACGGCTCACCACCTTTCGATATAACAGGTTCCAGCGTATCCCGTCCACCTTGGGACACGCTATGAGTGCCTAGACTATGGGATAAACCCAGTGAGCTAGGCCGACTGTGTACAAGGCCCACAGTCAGGCGAAGAATTGATTAGGGCACACACCTAGCTTTCGCTAGTGTTTTCTTTCGACTCGCTTGGAGCCTCCAGTAAGCGACGTGGGTTAGATAGGCGGAGCGCGTTAGCCACCTTGATTGCGACGTTGAGAGAGGTATCACCAAAATCTCTAATACCTGTTTCCCACGCGGCAATACGCGGTTGATTAACTCCGTCTACTTTGTCGGCTAACTGTTGCTGAGTCCAGCCACGCTTGACTCGGTACTCCCTAATACAATTGTCAACCATTGCCCACCTCGCTATCTCTAGTCCAGTGGGCCCAATTATACCTATCGCAGACGCGGTTTCTGATGCCATCGCTCCCCATTCTTTCAGGGGTCCGCGCACTACTCGCAAGGCCTTCACCTTGCTTCTCTTATCCTCATTAGCCACATGGCTAAACGTCGGTAGGCGCAACCCATTTACGCAGTCTTGTTTGACACACTCTCACTATGCAGACTGCGACCGGCATTCGGCAACACTATTCAATTATCAATCATCACGTTCGCCTGATTACCCTCTGCTCACAATGAGGTTTAGGCAGTGGGAACTAAGTGCGCGACTGGGGACTTGCACCCCAGCTCAGCCACTATGGCCGCGCTGTGTTCTCAGCTAGCCGCGAAGTATCCGCGTACCGCGTGTGCAAAGTTCGCAACTTCCTGAGTCTCACTGAGATATTCGCTTATGCATTCACCGGCAATGGCCTTGACGTTTCGGGGGATGATTGTTAAATCAGTCCCGTTGAGCCTGACCATAAAGGCCGCCGAGACGCCTTGGTGCGTAATCACCTTGCGACCATCTTCTGTCTGGCTTAGTGTCCATTTGCCTACCGTGATTAGCTTCTTCATCTCGTTTACCTCGTTTCTGTTTAGTGTTCGTTTGTTTTGTTGGCTCCATCATAGGTATTCCCAATTGGGAATGTCAAGCCGGATAATCCGGAAAGTTTAAAACCATTGGAAACACTAGCATCCCTCGGCGTGTCGAAACCACGGCAACACGACAAAAAACGACAAACCACAGAGCCCACGCCACTACTCCCATACTCATATAGTTGCACATACAACAGTTGCACCATGCAACAATCACCAAACATGAGCCAACATCACTCAACCTCATGCCGCCGCCGCTCACAGTCCCATAACCACGCATGTATGCGCACACGCCCATACGCACACGCCTACGCGCGTACACGCGCGGATACGCGCACGCACACGTATGCGCACACGCACACACGCACACCCACACGCACGCATGTACGCACGCATACGCGCACGCCCACACGCGCGTACACATGGGGGTGGGAGAGCCCCACCCTGGTAAGACGTGTGGGCCGCACGGACAATGGTTTCGCTCGTGAATGATCTGTTGGGCCATTTTTTGAATTAGCGTTTCATTGGTGTAGGAAATACTCTTGCAACGCTTGCTGCAACGCTTGTTGTGAGTAAACTATCGTGTAGATGGATTGTCGGGGAATGGAGCGAAGCTCAGATTCCTGACAAGGCGAGGCCCCGCAGTCGCGGGGTTTTCTTGTATCTGCGTGAGATATCCCAATTGGTAGAGGACGCCGGCTCAAACCCGGTGCGTTGTGGGTTCGATTCCCTCTCTCACGACTAGGCCACGCCCTTTTTGAAAACCAAACCGTCAAAAAACAATTTACGAGGATTCATACAGGTTGAGTTCTTCGGAGTTCCGTTTTTGCGTTGATGTTGTTTTCTTGGACCGGGGGCGTGGCCGGGGATGATTGGCAGAGTAGACGAATGCGGCGGCTTGCTAGGCCGTAAACCGTAAAAGGTTCGCAAGTGCAAATCTTGCATCATCCGCAGGATGGTCAGTAAGGCCGGTCAAGGTCGTGACTGTCGGTTGGGGTTTGACCGCCCGTGAACCGGCGTCGTGCAGAATCTCCGCACGGCATTGTGCTGATTCCCCGCTTCGCGTGGGTTGATGTCGGCTGAGAAGTGCCCCTTCCTCACCGGGGGGGCGGGAGTCTGGGATGGCTTCCACGGTGTCGAGCACGTGGAGTGCGCGCGGTCTGTAACACCGCCGCCTTTGGCGATGGGAGTTCGATTCTCTCCGGCACCACAATCGCAATGTAGTTCAAGAATCTGGCAGAGAACTGGGGCTGAGCACCTAGGCGGCTTTGGTTGCAGAGAATGTCGGGTAGCGCCCGGAGATCGTTGCATACTGATCGTGCAATGCGTTGCGAGATTTGGAGAGGCCAGCCGATTGGCGGCGGCAACTGTTCCGAAAACAGTCTGCCCTGACGGGCGTGTGGGTTCGACTCCCATTCTCTCCGCTGTCTGGTCAAGGTATGTCAGCCAGCCTAAACAATTGACTACCCCAAATGCCCGTGGCCGAGTGGTTCAGGCACCGGTCTCCAAAACCGGTTACGGAAGTTCGATTCTTCCCGGGTATGCGATGCCTTGAGAAGAGGCAGCTCTTGGCGGTGAAGCTTCTCAGTCATCGCCAGTCGCCGGCGGCGGCTTCACGCCATGCCGTACGGCAATAACTGAATAGCGCTCCCCTAGTGGGAGGCATGGCATTCTAGCTCATTGGAAGAGCGGCGCTCTCGTAAAGCGCAGGTTCGAGTTCGATTCTCGGGATTGCCTCTAGGAGCCGGTGGCTCGTGGACCAACATCCCCTGTATTTGGATTAACCCCGTTGGAATGCTCGCTCGCCACGCTCCCACCGGCTCCGCCCCCTACGTGTAAGGAGTCATCGTGGCTTGGTCATCTTCCAACCGTGATGCACGGTTCAACCCCGGATGGGAGCGGACCCGCAAGCGGATATTAGAGCGGGACCACCATCGATGCCAGTGGATTGTGACCGACTGGCATACGGGGGCGAAGCATATTTGCGGCTATCCTGCCAATGAGGTCGATCATAAGGTTCGCGCGAAGAACGGTGAGCCTGATGATGATTCCCCGTCGAACCTGTGGGCGTTGTGCTCATATCACCATAAGCAGAAAACCGCTCGTGAGAGTGGTGAGGCTCGGGTGGAAAAGCGTAGGAGCCGCGAGGAGGCCGAATGGTATTCGAGGCCGGCTTTTCGATAGAGCGTTGCGCTGTGTTCGGGTGTCTTAACCCGGTGTGCGCCAAAGGGTTGTGCAGGGAGCATTACAACCGGAACTACTATTCCGGCACTCCGTTGAGGAGACTGCGCACCCGCATGTGTCCGGTGTGCTTCAAATGGTTCGACCCTGAGCGTTCCTCTCGCTTGTTCTGTTCGGACAAGTGCCGTTTGAGGTATTTCCGTAAACGTCAACTGCATCCCGAGCTGCCGTCGCGTCCTGAAACCGTGTTGCATGAGCGGACGGTGGAACCGGCTGAACGGCCTCGGATGGTTGTCGAGTCTTTCACCCGTTCGCAGGTGATTGAGAAGTGTGCCGGCCGTTGCCAGAAGTGCGGCGGACTGGTCGATGTAGATAGTGCCGGGCCTGACGGCGCGGCTTTTGAGTGGAAGGTTCCTTTGGAGAAGTCGCATTCAGCGACTTTGGAGAACCGCATTCTCGTTCACGACCGGTGCAGGGGCGAAAAGCCCGTGCGTCGGACAGCCCGGAATGGGCGGAAACGGAGCGTGAATCATGGCAGGAAACGGGCGTAGGGCGTCCAAGATAGCCGCGATGCCTTTGCTGAGCAGTCCCGAGGAGCCGGTTGGGCCGGAACTGCCTGATGTTCGCCCGGATACGGGCGATGAATGGTTGCCGGTCACTCGCCGCTGGTATGAGGATTTGCGTCGTAGCCCGTTGGCTCAGCGTATGGGCGTCGGCCCTGACTGGGATTTCGTGTTGGATACGGCGCTGCTCAAGGATGATTTCAAACGTTCCCGTAAGGGGCGTGCGATTCTGGCGGCTGAGATTCGCCAGCGTGAGGCCATGATCGGCGTCACTCCGAAGGCGCGTAACGATTTGAAGTTCGACGCGCCTCAGGCGAATGATTTGAAGGCGTCCTCGTATTCGGGTTCCTCGAACGTCATCAGCATGGAGGAAGCACGTAGGCAGCGTCGGGCGGTGGGCTGATGCATGACGTTATCCCTAATCTGACCGCCGAGGATAGGGAGCGTTCGCTTGGCTGGCTTGCCTTGTGGTGGATACAGTCGTTCTGCGTCGTGGGTTCGGAGCCCGCGTATGACATGCCCGTGTATGAGAGTCCTGAGTATGCGCGGTTCTACGTGGACTGTTACGCGCTCGACAAGTATGGGCAGCGTCGTTTCAACCATGTGTTCCTGAGTCGCCCCAAGGGTTGTGACAAGTCCGGCAAGGGTGGCCGTCTGGGTTTGTTCGAGGCTTTGGGCCCATGCCGTTTCGCCGGTTGGGCGAAGGGCGGGGAAACCTACACGTTCCTCGGCCAGACTTACGAGTATCTGCCGGGCGAGCCTATGGGCCGTCCCGTGCAGGGCCCGAACGTGGTGTGCATCGCCACCGCCGAAGAACAGACGGATAACGTTTATCAGGTGATGAAGTACAACTGCGAGAACGGGCCTTTGAGCCAGTTGCGCGGTTATGGGCTTGATGTCGGTGAAACCCGTATCCTGCTGCCGGAGGGTGGTTCGATCAAGCCCGGTGCCACCGGTTCTTCCACGCATGACGGCGGCAAGCAGACGTTCATCATCGCCGACGAATCCCACTTGTACAACGTTCCCCGGTTGAAGGCCACGTATCATACGCTGAAACGTAATCTTTCGAAGCGTATGGGCGACGCCGAACCGTGGGTGTTGGAAACCACGACCATGTACCGTCCCGGCGAGAACAGTATCGCCGAGGAGACCTACAAGCACGCTCAGGATATTCGAGAGGGTCGCATCAAGGACCCGAAGCTGCTGTTCGACCACAGGTATTCGCCTTTGAACATCGAGGACCTGGGTGATGCGGGCAAACTGAAGCATGGCCTGTATGAGGCGTATGGTTCCGCCGCGAAGTCAAGGGACGGCAAGGACCATATCATTCTCGCTGACGGCAGCATCGTGCCGGTCAACGACGAGGGTGTGAGCGATGACGGGTATTCGCTTCGCTCCCCCGGCGTGGAGCCGGGCCCGTCGAAGGACGGCTGGGTTGATATTCGCGGCCCTATCGCGGATATCCTCGACCCGGCTTCCGATGTGGGCGATTCGATTCGCTACTACCTGAACAGTCTCACGAGCGTTTCCGACGCTTGGCTGTCCGAATCCCTGTTGAAAAGCCATCTCGCGGGCATCGCATTGTATGCGGGCGTTCCCGAGGGCACCGACTTGGACGAGGCAGCGCCTTGGAAGGACATTATTTCGGACGAGGACGAGATAACGCTTGGCTTCGACGGTTCGCTTTCCGATGATGCGACCGCCTTGGTCGGCTGCCGTGTCAGGGACGGCCTGTTGTTCCTTATCAAACTGGAACAGAAGCCCGAAGGCCCCGAGGCCGCTGACTGGCAGGTCGATGTGGAGGCGTTCGACCGCAAGGTTCGCTGGATGCTGGACAACTACAACGTTGTCGGCTTCTTCGCGGATGTCCACGGCTGGCGTGACCTCATTATCGGCTGGGAAACCGACTACTCGTATCTCGACCTTGTGGGCCAGCGCAACAACGGCGACCCGATCATGTTCCACACGAACAATTGGGAGTCGGACATGAAGCAGGCGTATGTGGACATGCATACCGCGTTCTGCCGTGAATGGACGGCGTGCGATGACGAGGACAATCCCGTCATCGGTGATGTCGCACTGTTGGCCGACCCGAGGCTTCTCGCGCATTTCAGAAACGCGCGAAGGAAGAACCTGCGCAGGACGAACGCCGATGGCTCCACTCAGTACCTCGTGTACAAGGAGACGCCGAACAGTCCGTTGAAGATAGACGCCTGCATCGCAGGCGTCCTCGCATATACGGCGCGTACCCGTTATCTGGAACAGGCCAGTTCCCGTGCGCCGAGGGTGCGCACCCACGTTACCCGAGTGACTTATTAGAAGGACGGTGAGATATGGCCGTGCAGTTGGAGTCGTTGGTTCCCGATGATGTCGAACCGGGAGGCGACGGCGTGGTGCTTACCCGGTTGGCGAACCGGCTGGTGAACCGTATCCCCATGCTGTGCCGGTTGAAAACGTTCTACGACGGCAAGGAGACCGTACCCACGAAGGCGGTCCCCCGCAACATGGATGTGACCAGTTCGGACATCTACCGCAGGTTCGTGGACATCTGCCCGATGAACTTGGCGAGCACGATAGCGAACGCGGTCATCACCTCGGAGAAGCCCACCGGCTTCCGTCTGGTGTCGGACAAGGCGATACGTTCCACCGCCGCAGACGACATGTGGCAGAAGTCGGGCATGAACCTGAAATCGTTGAACATGCTGCGTGACGCATCGATTTACGGTGCCGCCTATGCGCAGGCGTGGTCGACGCCTAACCCGGCCTACATTTCGAGGCTCAGCCCTTGGGATACCGTCGTTTCCGACGATAAGAGCGCGGCCATCGTCTACTCGTATGACGCGGATGAAGGCACCGAGAACATCGCCTTGTACCGTCTGGTCCGTGACGATAAGGGCAATGTGACCGACGTGTATGGTCGTGTCGCCAGACGTGAGGTGGAGTCGCGGACGCTGCCGACCGACAGTCCCGACTATGAGGATGCCGTGTATGAGCTGGCGAACGATGATTCCAAGAAGAAACCGTCGTTGCCCGCCTTGTTCGAATGGGTGGGCGCGGCCAGTTCCGATGGTCTTGATTTCGCCCGTGACTGCGGTTGCCTGCCCATCGTCCAGTTGAAGACCGCGACCGGTCGAGGCCAGTTCGAGCCTCATCTTCCGACGTTGAGCGCCATCGACCAGCAGCGTTTCCAACGTTTCTGCATTCAGGAGATGCAGGCGTTCAAACAGCGTTGGGTGTCCGGCGACCTTCCCGAGTATTACACGAAGCAGGACCCGGCCGTGAAGGCCAACCGTGCGCGTGCCGGCGAAAAGATCGACTACTCGTCCTTGTTCGAGCTTGGCCCCGCCGCCTTGTGGCTGATGCCGAAGGACGCGAAGATGGGCGAAAGCTCCGTGACGGACATCACGCCGATTGTCTCCGCCGCGAACACGGACATCAAACAGTTGGCCGGCGCGTCCGGCACCCCGTTGTCGATTCTCAGCCCTGACGTTTCCGGCAGCGCGGCGGGAGCGAAGCTCACCACCCGCATGTTGAGGCTCAAAGTGCAGGACATGAACGAGCGTGCCAATGATGCGTTCGTGCTGCTGCTTCGCATGGCGTTGGTCGCAAGCGGCCAGCAGTCCGCCGCCGATGAACGTTTCGAGACGATGTGGCAGCCGGTCGAGACTCCCACCGATTTGGAGCAGGCGCAAGCCGCCAACTATGTGAAGGGACTACTACCGGTCAAAACCATCATGCGCCGGTTCCTGAACATGAGCGAGATGGATATAGCCGAAGCCATGCAGGACTTGCAGGACACGGCTTTCGCCACCGCTCTGAGTCAGGAGAACACTCTGGTCGAAGGCAAGACCTCACAGCAGTCGGCTCCCATCTTGCAGGACACGTTGGATTCGACATCGACCATCCCTGACCTGAACGACGTTCTGGGCGACGAGACGTTGGACTCCACCAATGAGGTGACGTGATGGCCGACATGACACAGGCGCTGACCGTCATGGAACGGCAGCGTCAGGCGCTGGTCGACGCCTACGTACAGCGTGCGTGGAACATGTGGAAGTCGCTCGACCCCGCCGACTGGTGGAACGACGCGATAACACAGGGCGTGTCCGCGTGGATAACACAGAACCAGATCGCGTTCATCAAAGCCATGCGTCATCTGGGCGTCTCCTATGCGGACGTGATGCTCGGCATGGTGAACGTGCCTTCGGATGGTCAGATTCCCGAATACATCGTCACAAGGGACAACACCGACCCGTGGGCGGTGAGCGTGCGTCCTGCCGACGCCTATCGGAGCATGGCCGTAAGGGACCCGTCGATACGCCCGCTGGCATGGGACAATCTGGACGATTACGTGCAGAAGGCCGTCGATGATTGGCTTGACGCCGCCGTGAAACGGTTGACGGACAATGCGAACACCGATGGTCAGATAGCCATGAACAGTGCGGCCACGCAACGATTCCACGGTTCCGGCGTCAGAAAATACCGTAGGGTCATACACCCCGAGCTTTCCAAGACCGGCACGTGCGGCCTGTGCGCCGTCGCGGCCACGAACGTGTTTTCCACGGCCGACCTTCTGCCCATGCACAACAACTGCAAATGCACCGTCGCCCCGATCACCGCGAACAATGACCCCGGTCTGAAACTCAACCGGGAGGATTTGGACGCCATCTACAGGAAGGCTGGCAGCACGTCAGCCGCCGACCTGAAAAGCGTGCGCGTCATCATGGAATCGCATAGCGAGATCGGGCCGATTCTCACGCAGTCCCAGTGGCGGCGTGAATACGATGACGGCACTCCCGCGCCGGAATGGCATATCCCCGACCTGAAGATGACGCGCACCGCGTTGCAGCGCATGTACGCGAGGGCTATGGAGTTCCAACAGCATTATCAGAAAGTGCTGGATACGGGCGAGGAAGACGTTTTTCCATTCGAGGGTCGAAAGTACAGCTTCCGGCCTTCGGTGCATTTAAGACAAGCCATGTCCTATCAGAGGGCGTGGCTCCAATACCTGCGGTCGACCCTCGGTTTGGCCGCGTGAATGAAAGGGGCGGGCGGATGCCTACCAAGGAAGAACAGAACACTGCCGAAACCGAAACGGTTCAGCAGTCTCAGCCTGAAACGGGCGCGGCAGAAACGACCGCCGACATTCAGGAAAACAATGAAAACGTCAAGCCGGAGGAAAACCCCGGTGACAACGAGCTCGCCAAGTGGAAGGCGATGAGCCGTAAGAACGAGAAGCAGGCCGAAGCGAACCTCAAGCAGGTGCAGCAGGTTCAGGCCGAGCTTGCCCAGGTGCGTGCCGACAACGCGCGTCTGATTGCGAAGAGCACGTATCCGCAGGTCACTGACAAGGTGTTTGAAGCCCTGTACAAGGGTGATGGCACGCCGGAGGATATCGCGGACTTCGCCAAGTCCTATGCGGAGCTCAACCCCATCCAACCCGGTTCGCCGTTGGGCGTTCAGCCGAACGGTCGTGTTCAGGTGCCGGAAGCCGAGGCTCTTCGCAGCGTGGGTCGAAAGGCCGAGAACCCCGAGGGCGAGTTCAATCCGAAACCAAAGCGCGGCGACGCCTACAAGCGTGCGATGGACCGTCAGAACGCCCGCCGCCGCAACCATAACAAGCAAACCAAATGAAAGGAGCCATACTCATGGCGCTTCCTATTGAAATGGTGCATGGCACCGGCCTGACCACCGTTGAGGAAAACAATGAGTGGCGTTTCGGCGAGCAGACGGGCGGCGTGGTCTCCGTGACCATCGTCCCCGAACTGTTCAACGTCGATGACGAGACTCTGCGCAACAAGTACCTGACCGGGGTCAGCCCGACAGCCACGACCATCTACATCCGTTCCGGTATTCCGCTCGCCAAGATCACGAGCGGCACCAACAAGGGCGCTTACGGCCCGTATGACCCGAAGGCTACCGATGGCCGTCAGACCGCCATCGCCGGCCTGTTGGAGTCCGCCGTCGCCGTGAACGTCACCTATTCCGGCTGGCAGGTCGATGACACCTATGTGGGCCTTCGCTACCGTGGCGACATTATCAAGAGCAAGCTGCCGGTCGTTCCCGCCGACGAGGCCAAGTGGGGCGGCTGCTTCTACGATGTCGAGGATGATGCTGTCACCGCATTGTCCGGTTCGGCTGGCGCTGCCGGTTCCGCTGGTGTGGGCGTGAAGTCCATCACCTTGACCAAGAACACCTCTGGTGCCATCACCGGTGGCACTTGGGTCGGCACCGACAACAAGTCGAACACCATCACCATCGCCTGACACCCCGTCTAAACCGATTCTTTGAAACCCGCCCCTCGTGGCGGGTTTTCTCATATCTGAAAGGAAATATCCAATGGCATTGGACAAGGAAATCTTCCCGCCGAGCGAAGCCACCGAGGTTGCGCAGGCGGGCTTCGATTACGTGAACGGCATTCTCCCGTTCTCCACCATGTTCCCCATCCAGTCCAATGACGGCGAATGGACCGTCTCTTGGACGCCGAATCTGCCGACGCTCTCCACGAACGCCATGCAGCGTCGTGCGCTGGACGCCGAGATCGGCCACACTTCGATGGTCGAACAGTCCGCCGAACAGCATACGGGCCTTCTGCCCCTGTCCGGCATGGACCACATCACCGAACGTGATATGGCCAAGCACGCGAACGACAAGCAGTTCATCCACGACAAGGCCGAAGCCAAGACCACGCATCTGGGCCAGGCCGCCGCCGTGACCCTTGAACTTGAGTCCATCTCCGCGATGATGGATGGCAAGATCACCATCAACGAGAACGGCGCGAACGTTGTCTACTCGTTCGGCCGTCCGGCCAAGCAGCATAATCAGACTCCGACCACTCTCTGGTCCCAGGCTACTTCCGACCCGATTGCCGACGTTCAGGGTTGGATTGAGGTCATGCACAAGAACAAGGGCCGTACACCGCACGCCGCGTTCACCACGTCGAAGGTCATCGACGCATTGCGCGTCAACGAACAGTTCCGTCAGGAAGTGTCCGGCATGGACTTGGCTCATTCCAAGCCACGACTGTCCCGCGACGATGTGCTGGGCGTTCTCGCCAGCCAGCTTCAGCTGAACGACGTGCGTATGCTCGACCTCGAATACGAGAACCTTGAACTGGACGGCGGCTTCAAGATGGACGTGGACACCACCACGCTCATCCCCGATGCCACGTTCGTCATGCTTCCCTCGTTCAACGACCCGACCCTTGGCTTCACCGCTTCCGGCCCGACCGCCGAAGCCAAAAACTCCGAGTATGAGATCAGCAAGAGCGTCAACGACGGTCTTGTCGCCGCCATGCTCTCCCATCAGGCTCCGGCCAACTACGATATCTGGGTCAACGGCTCCGCGCTGCCCGTATTGCAGGATGCCGTCAGCACGTTCAAGGCCAACGTCCTGTAGGAGCCGTCATGGCAAGCGTTGACGGCATCGACTGGATGAAACACATGCAGGTCAGTCTGCTTGACCAGCCCGGGCTAGCCGACGCCTATCCGAACGAATGGGTGAAATCACGTTGCCGTATCGCCGCCGAAATAGCGTTGACCGAATCCGGCAACGCGGAACCCCGCCTCAATTCGGGCGACCTGAGCGAGGACACGTTCGCCTACGTGGTCTGCTCGATGGTGATTCGCGTCATGCGATGGCACCGGCTCAAATCCGAGTCGAACGGCAACTATTCGTATGAGGAGCATGACCCCCAGCCTAATCCGCCCGCCTATGATGCCAGTCCCAACCTGTATGTGAGCAAACGCGAAAAGCAGTTGCTTGACGGTTACGCGGAGGGACACGGCCCCGTAGGCACCATTGGTGTCGGGTTGAGCCGAATCTACGGATTGTGAGGCCCTATGGCCGATGAAACATTGGACTTGGGACACCTTTACGACGGTGTTGATTTGGATGAACTCGGCGGCGGGCACCTGTACGACGATACCGAGTTGGAGCCTCGTATCACGGATGACCTTCTGCACCGCGACATGATCGTGGTGCAGCCGATGAAACCGGTCGAAACCGTCTACGGTTCCGGCACCGTGCCGGATGGGGACGCCTCCTACTGTTACTGCTCGTTCGAGCCTCGAATCAATAAGAACAGCACGTTTTCCAAGAACTGGGCGCAGGACACCACGCCGCAAACGACCGGTGGCCTGCGCGAGGATGCGTTGGCGATCGTTCTCGCGCCGGAATGGCATGGGGACATCAACACGCAGTTCTGGCTCGATAACGCCTGTTACGAGGTTGACGGCCCGCCTATGGAGATGCGTCACGCCTCGGATGCCGCCCACCACTGGAACATCACCGCGAGATGCATCGGCCATGCGACCGAGGACAACGGGTTGAAACCGCCTGTCCCGCCCGAGGGGAGCCGCACATGGGGTACGTGAAGCTGAAGCCCGCAAGGGTGCTGAACCGTGACATGGCGATACTGTTCGGAGCCGAAGCCACCCGTCCCGTGGCGGAGAAGGTCGAGGCGAAGGCGAAGGGACTGGCCGACGTGAAGGCGAAGCACTCGTCCGTCGCCGACCGCATCGACATCAGCACTCACGCGCATGGCACGCATACCGCCGTGATCATGAGCGTCAAGGGCCGTGACGGTTCCGAGATCGCCTCCCACTTGGAGTTCGGCTACTTCAATCGGTGGCTGGAACACAAGTACGGCATCAAAAGTCCGAGTGCCTGGATGCCGGGATTGTTCATCATGTCGAGGGCGAAATATGTCTGACCCCACGATATTCGACCTTTCCGTAAGGGAACAGTTGGATGCGGTCGGCCTGACACGCGCCTACCTGGACGCCGTCGAATGGAAGGACCGTGATTTCAGGCCGGTCATCCAACCGGAGGTCACGCCCGCCACGGATTCGCTCCTGTTGTCCCATGACGTGATTCTCTACCATTGCGGTGCTCCTGAGCAGCCCGACTGGAATCTGAAGGCTTGGATATGGCAGTACACGCTGTCTTTGACGGTGTTGGGCCGTGACCCGGAACGGGTGGCCCGCATCTGCGGATGGCTGCACCGTTGCATATCCGCATGGCCCTACCGGCCCGGCACCGACTATGGGAAGATCGGGCGGATAGTGGACAATCCCGGTTTCGAGTCCCGGTCTTCCGGCGACATGACCAGTTCCAAAAGCATCGTCGCGTGGACTTCCACGAAACGCATACAGGCCGCGTCCCCACGCGGCTGACCTTATCTGAAAAACCATCAATCACACAATCAGACCCCGCACGCCTGCACGGCTGCGGGGTTTTCCATATTTGAAAGGAAAACGATATGGCTGACGAAATCGGCATCCACGACGACGGCGTGTTGACCGCCGTCCGAGGAACGATCTTCATGGCGAAGGCCGAGACCATCATTACCTCCGCACTGCTCAAGCAGTTCACCGTCGAGGCGGCGACCGTGGGCGTGGGCGACGGCATGTGGACGAACCTCGGCCACATGTCGAACGACAACCTGCCCGAGTTCGCGTTGGACGGCGGCGACGCCACCACGTTGAGCACTTGGCTCAAGGCGGCGTTCCGCACCCAGTACGCCCAGACCACCGGCACTGTGACGTTCAATTCGGTGCAGGGCGACAAGGGCACGTTCAAGACCTTCTACAACGCGGTCGATATGACCGGCGCCGGCGTGGCCTTCTCCTTGGAGAAGACCCCCATCAACAAGTCCCTGTTCATCCTGTGGTCCGACACGAACACGACCGGCCGTGCCGGCCTGCTGCTGCCGAACTCGGACATCGCGTTCTCCAGTCTGCCTGCTCTTTCCACGGATTCGTTCGTGGAGTTCTCCGCTCAGGCGAACATCAAGACATCCAGCACGCTTCCGCATGACAAGAACGGCAAGTTCACGTCCGTCGCCTACTTCGCGCCGTCCGACTTCACGGTCTGACCCGTCTCTTCCTTGCCGCGTCTCCTATCCGCGCGGCAAGGAACCCCCTCTTTCCACGGATAGGGCTTTTCAGAATCATTCTTTTCCACGGATAGGAGCCGATGATGGCAGAGAACACTAAGAACACGACCGACAACGCGAAGATGCCGGAGACATGGGACGAGCTCAAGGAGCAGCCGCTGTTCGCGGGACTGCCCGACATGGCGAAGCCGCAGGAGCTGAACGTGGCCCAGTCCGCCGAGTTCTCGGTGACATGGCAGCGCATCTCCGAACGCAACGGGAAACTGGGCGACATGGGCTTATTCGGCGACGATGAGGCCGACAAGCCGAAGAAGAAGCCGAAGTACGACGAGTCCGAAGCCGTCATCCTCATGGCCGAGATCGTGCAGTACGCGGACATGTTCTACCGCGAAATCGCGGCCGACGAGAAGCAGTGGGACGAGTTCACCCGTGGCCGCACCTTGGAGAACCTGTACGTGCTGCTGGTGTCCCTGACCACGTTCTATTCGGTGGCACTGGGAAAATCAAGCGCCTCCAAGACGCGCTTGGAGAATGCAGAGTAGCGGTCTCGGCCGACTTCCAACGCTTCTACAACATCAACCTCCCCGCCAGTATGGGCCGCATGGAGCCGTCATGGCTGTGCGACCTGCTGGACGGTTTGGAGGGCGTTGACGGGAGCCTGTACCGCGCGTGGATGGCCGAACACCATCCGCTCCCACGGGAAGACGCGAAAAGCATGCCGCGTCTTTCCTACCTCACCTACGGGCAGTCGCAGATGCTGATGCTCAGCATGACGAACCAGCTTGAGATGATTCGCGTGATGATCGCCCGCATGATGGGCGACAAGAAGTCGAAGCCGCAGCCCGTCTATCCGCCCGGCACCGTGGTCAAGCCCGATTCGGTCGGGCCGAAATCGTTCTCCACGGCGGGCAAGTCGTTCGCCCAGATCACGGGCATGTTGGGTGCCGTGTTCGGCGGCAACAGTTTCTAGCAGAAAACCCCTCGCATTCCACGAGGGGTTTTCGTTTATCCTCCCGGAGGTTTTCTCATGGCCTTGTATTCCGTTGGCGCGGTCGGCGTCGATATTCGCCCGGACACCGATAATTTCTGGAAGATTCTCAACGCGGAACTGCATTCTCGCCACCCCGAGGTCACCGTTGATGTGAACACGAAGGGCGTCGCACGCGCCAAGGAGCAGATGCGCGACCTTGACGGCAAGACCCTCACCAACGTGGTGAAGATCGACGGCGACCCGTCCGGCTTGCGTGCCATCGACAAGGCCATGCAGGCCCAGCGGAAGCAGTGGGAGAAGAAGCCGGTCACCAGCAGGTTCGACTTGGACGATACGTCGTTCAATGAGAAGATTCACCGGCTTTCCAACCAGATCAAGCGGACCGCCGGCCAGACGGAGGCGTTCGTCAAGAAGTCGCAGAAATCCGTGGCCGACAGTCTTCAGGACAGTCTCTCCCGCATGCGTTCGGCACGCGCCCTCTACGACAAGGAGGCCACGGCCGCATCCCGCAGGCAGACCATGCTCATCAAGGACGAGCACGCCGCCTACGACATGTACGCGGAGGCCATCGAGAACGGGCGCAAACGTCAGGAGCAGTTGACCCGCAGCCAAGCCGATGTCAGTAAGACCCTTGACTGGTCCATCAAGAAGATGAAGGAGCTGCGCGAGGCCGGGAACATCGACACCGCGAACTGGTACAAGAACAGTCGCATCCCCGAGCTGCGCGAACAGCTCAAGGGCCTGAAAGCCGACCTGAAGGCGGTAGGCAAGGAGATAGCGGAGAACAAGAAGGCGCAGGACAAGCTCTTCTCCGCCGATTTCGACAACAAGGTAGCGGCCCAGCAGCGTCTTATCGACTCCAACACCAAGAAGTGGGAGAAGGCGACCGACGCCATCTCCAAGTATTCGGACGCCGAGCTCATGCGCAAGGCGCGGCTCAAAGACTTCAACCGTGAGAACGACCGGCTGTTCTCCGGTCTGAACAAGATTCTCGACCTTGAGGAGAAGTCCGAGAAGCTGAACCGCAGGCAGCTCCAGCAGCTGTCGAAGCTCACGGCCGGCCAGAAGGCGTTGGCCGAGGTGTTCGAAGACACGGGAACCAGCGTCAAACGCCTCAACGCGGTACAGAACGATTCGCGCCGCACGATGGACAAGCAGCGCAAGACCGCCCGCGAACTGACCAGCCTGTTCGACGAGCAGGAGACCCAGATCAACGCGCTTTCCGCCGCGTTCCAGAAGTTCAAGCCCATGGGCATCGACAAGAACCTCGGCAAGGAGCTCAACAATACCTTCGACCAGCTGAAGAAGCTGCGCGACTTCGCATCCCGCAAGCCGATCACCGCCAAAGCCACATTGGATAAGACCCAATGGGACAAAAAATACGCGGAACTGATGTATGACGCGGAGAAGCTGCGCGCCAAACTCGACCGGGAGCATGAGGTCAACGTCCGCGTCAAGGTGTGGGAGGACAACGCCGACAAGCTCGAAGCCCGGTTGGAGAAGCTGCGTCATACGCGCCTCGACATTCCCGTGGACTGGCAGGTCGATCAGGAACGAATCATCGCGTCGATGCGTGAGACCGCCGCCAAGATCAAAGCCAATCCCGAACGTCGTTGGGAGCTTGAAGCCGACCTCGACCTGCAAATGCATCGCGCCGAGGAGAAGCTGAAGAAATTCGAGGACAAGAACGACGAGCTGAAGATGGATTTGGACTTGGAGACCGCGTTGGCCCGAGCCCATCTCGCCTACTTCACCCGCCCCCGCACCATCGACATCTTCGCTAATTTCAAGGGCACAGACCTTGGCAAGATTTTCTCCGGCATGACCAGTGGTGCGACCGGTTTGAAGGGCGTGCAGAACCAGTTCGACAGTCTTGTGAACCTGTTCGACAAGCTCGACAAGGTGGTTCCCAAGTGGTCGATTCTCGGTGCCGGCGTCACCGCGTTGGGTGCCGGACTCCTGAACCTGGGACGCACTGCGGGCGGTGTCGGCGTCAGCCTCGTGTCCATGAGCAAGGCCGCGTTGGCCGCTCCCGCCGCGTTGGCTGGTCTGGCGTCCGCAGGCTACGTGGGCTACCGGGTGTTCGGTGATTTGAAGGAAAAGTTCGATGTTACCAAGACCTCGCTGGCGAACCTGAACAAGGAGTTGGGCGACAACGCTTGGAACGAGTACGGGGATAACCTGTACCGTCTCGCCAACGACGTGGCCCCCTCACTGTCCAAGGGTTTGAACGGTATCGCCGTCGAGGAAGGCAAGGTGCTCAACGGGCTTATCGACGTGGTGCGCCAGTCGAACGAGGCCGACCAACTACCGCGTATCTTCGAGAACACTCGTCTCGCGGTGTCCGAACTGAACCCGGGCTTGCAGTCACTGGCCCGCGCGTTCCTCGGCTTGGGCGACCAGTCCAGCCAGTATCTGCCCCGCATGGCCTCCTACATTTCCGACGTGGCCGAGAAGTGGGCGAACTGGGTGGATACCGCCGAACGTACCGGTCAAGTCTCTAAGGCGATGGAAAAGGCCATCGAACAGGGCGGCTATCTGAAATCGTCCGTGTTCGACCTGATAGGCGTGTTTGAGGGCACGTTGGGTACTCTGGCGAAGACCGAGAACGGTATCCAAGGTTTTTCCGAGGCTTTGGAGAAAGCCAACAAGGCCGTTCACACCATCAAGTTCCAAGAGACTTTGGAGGCTTGGAGCGCTGGTGCGCAGGACGCGCAGGACAAGATGCGCAACGCTTTCAAGGATATTGGCGACGCCGCGTACTCGTTGAAGGACACCACTCGCGCGGTGTTCGGTGACGCGGGCCAGATCGTAGGCGAGGGCATCACTGGGTTGAGTCGCGTGTTGCAGCAGTCCGGTGGTGGAATCCGCGATTTCAGTTCCGGTGTCCGCGACGGGTTCAGCCAGGTGTTTGACGCGGTGGGTGACGCGGGCCCCATGTTCTCCGATTTGGCGAGCATGGTGGGCCAGTTGTCGCGCACGTTCGGCGGCACGTTCGCGTCCGCTTTGCGTACCGTGAGCCCGCTTATCAGCACCATCGCCAAGGGTGCCACCGGCGTGGCCCAAGCGTTCGACTCGTTGCCGGGGCCGGTGAAAAGCATCATCACATTGTGGGCCACGTTCGGTCGTGCGGGCAAGACGGCGTTCGAGTCGTTGAAGACCGGCATGTTGCAGAACATCCAGTCCACGATGCGATACCAGAAGATGCTCAGCGAACTGGGTTTGAGCGCCGAACAGGCGTCCGTGAAAATGGGCACCCTGATTAAGGCGATGAACCAGTTGCGTTCCGGCAATTATGCGGGTATTCTGTCCGGTGCCATCAGCGAGGTCAATTCCCTCGGCATGGCGGCGGAAGCTAACTCGAAGAAGCTGCTCCTTCCGGGGAACGCTGCCAAGGAGACTTCCAAGGACATGGGCGGCTTGGTCGGTGCGAACGGTCAGGCCATCGCCTCCATCCGTTCGGCCGGGGAGCAGGCCGAACAGCAGTCCGGCAGGTTCGGTTCGTTGAAGACCGGCGTGAAGAACCTGTGGGATGCGTTCGGCGGCTGGACGACGGTTGCCGGTCTGGGAATCAGCGCGGGCATCGCCGTCATCGGCAATGCGATATCCGACTACACGACGAAGGCGGAAGCATCCAAGCAGGCGATGGACAAGGTCATCGACGGCATGAAGGGCATCAAGTCCAACGCCAAGGAGGCGGCGGACGCGTTCAACGATTTCAAGTCGGAGACCACGAAACAGTGGGATGACCCGTCGCTCCTGTTCGGCAAGGACGGTGGCGGCGCGGTCACTGAATGGCTCGTCAAGGTCAGCGGCGGCTACACGTCCGCAGCCGACGCGGCCAAACGTCTGGGCATCAATACCAGTACGCTGACCGATGCGGTCAGCGGCAACGAGGCCGGCTACAAGAAGCTCGTCAAACAGTTGGAGGCGCAAAGCAAGGAGACATACAAGGCCAGCGACCAGTACGGCATGATGGTCGAGAAGCAGACCGATGCCGCCATCGCCGCCGACACGCTGTTGCAGGCGTTGAAGAAGCAGCACAAGGAAGGCTTGGAGAAATCCGTCAAGGAGCAGATGAAATATCTGCGTTCCCTCGAACAGATCTCCGATTCCTCCTCCGCGCTGTCCGACAAGCTCAGCTCGCTCGCCACGACGGTCAAGGCGAACGGTCAGGCGTTCAAGGAAAACGGCGAACTGGCTGACGCCAACAACGCCGCCTATGTGCGCACCGACAAGGCGATGAAGGATGTGGCCGCTACCGCGTTGCTGTCCGCCCATCAGCTTCTCTCCTATGGTGAGAAGAACGGTCAGGTGGAGGAGTACACGCAGAAGGCCGCAAACTCCATTTATGAGGCGCGTGAGGCCATCGTGCAGCAGGCTCAGGCCGCTGGCATGAGTGAGGAAGCTGCTGAAAGGTACGCTGATTCGCTTGGTCTGATTCCCTCTGATGTGGGTACCACGATCACCGCTCATTCGGAAATCGCCCAAGATGCGGTGGATAAGCTCGTGCAGGGCATATCCGGTCTGACCGATGGTGAGAAAGAGATCGTTATCCGGCTACGTGAAGCTGGAGTGGTCACCACGTTGGACGGTGTTCTCAGTCTTGTTGAGCAGCTGATGAAAGGCGACTTGTCCGAGAGGGACCTCACATTGCTGTTGAACGCGAAGGGCAATGCTCGCTGGGAGACAGGCGAGGTCAAGGAGAATCTTCTTGCTCTCGGCATGTCCAAGAAAGCCTACAAGTGGCTGTTCTCAGGTGAGGGCAACGCTGAGGAGCGCATGCAGAAGGTCAGGGACGAGCTCGGCTATCTGAACCTGACCGACGAGCAGATACAGTGGATTCTCGACTGTATCGACCACGCTTCCGGCAAGATAAAGGACGTGGAGAAGAATAAGGTTCCCGCCGCCAAGGGCGTCAGCTTCAACATCGACGCCAACGATGATGACGCTCAGGTGAAACTCGCCTCCTATAGGGAGTCCGATGGTGAAAAGCTCGCTGAGAATAATATTCTCGTCAGCGCCGTCGATAACACCAGCGAGGGCACCGAGTCCGCTAAGGCGAACGTGTTCAGTGTTCCCCATGAATGGTGGTCGTGGCTGTTCGGACTTGATGGCACCAGTGGCCCATCCGGTATCGCGAAGAACGCCGTTGAGAGCATTCCTCAGCAGTGGCAGTCTATATTGACTGGTTCCGGCAATACGACGCTGTTTTCCAACATCGCCAATAATGCGGTTCGGAATATTCCTCAGCAGTGGTTGTCCATGTTTACGGGTCTCGGCAATACGCCATCGTTTGCCGGAACGGCACGAAGCATGATCGGCAAGGTGCCCACCTATCATTCCACGACGTTGAATGCGATGGGCAACGCTTTGGATGTCGCGTCGAACCTGCTATCCACTCTGCGGTCAATCGCTGGTCGCACATGGACGGCTTTCATCGACACGATATCCGGGGGTGGCGGTCATGCTACCGGTGGTCGTATCTATGGTCCCGGTACTTCCACTTCTGATTCGATTCCGGCGATGCTGTCCAATGGTGAGATGGTGCTTCGTGCCGCAGCCGTCAAGAAGATTGACGCCTTGTATGGCAGGAGTTTCCTGAACACGTTGAACGCGGTCGGCAGTGTGGAGAAAGCCATGCAACCGTCCGCGTTCGCGTTGAACGCTCGCAGGAAGTCTCAGGCGTATGCGACCGGTGGCCGCGTATCCACGGCGAACGGCTCGTGGAACATCGAGGTCAACCCTGTTGTCAACGTCGAAGCGAACGGCAACTTGAACGCCGGCGTGCGCGAGTTGAACAACCGTGTGGACGAACTGAACCGACAGGTAGGGGCTCTTGCGGCCGGACTGCCGTCCGTGATCTCGGAGAACAGCAGTCCGTGGCCTTCGCAGAGGGCGTTCAACCGTGATGTGAGAGGAGCCCTATGAGCGAACTGACCTACACGTCAGGCGTGACCGGACAGGTGTTCGACTTGGAATCCAAACTGTCGTGGGGTGCGGCCCTCGGACTGCGATCCCGCGAATGGGATTACTCGCTGACCTACCGTGGATTGGGTATGCCTACACGCAAGGCTCGTGAGGTAAGTGTCAGCATGAGCGTCATAAACCCGTCCGATTTGGATGCGTTCATGCGTGCTACGGACGCGGATATTCAGATGAACCAGCCCGGTGTGATAACCGGGCTGGCCGAGTCCGGCGCGGCATGGACGCAGCATGCGGTCATCGTGAAAACCAGCCCCCAGTCGCATCATCGTGCGTCGGACGCCAGCATTGATTTGACCATCGTGCTGTTGGACGGCGTGTGGCGGAGACGGTTGGACGTGCAGCATTTCTGGTCGGATGTGTTGCAGCCCGGCTTAAATTTGGATTACCCGCACGATTACCCGCACGACTATATGCCGACCGCGAGGAACACGACCGTGGTGAATCCGATGCCCGCGCCGATGCCGTTTGAGATGGTCTGGTTCGGGCCGGTGTCGAAACCCCAGTTGACGTTGGGGGGCAACCGGTACGAGTTGGACATGGACATTCCCTCGGGCGGCTATGTGACCATTTCCAGTGTGGAGGGTGAGAAAAGCATCATCCTGACCACTGAGAACGGCGACACGTCGAACGTGTTCTCCAAGGGTGTGCGCACGGGCGGTGAGAACGGGGGAAGCTACATCTTCCAGCCGATACCGTCCGGCGAGCTCGCTGCTCAATGGAATGGTTTCGGCATCGATCTGACGATCATCGAGGAGGCGAGCGAACCGCAATGGGTGTAGGGCTTGTGGTGACCGATGCGAACCATGTGGATTCGATGATGGTCGAGGATTATTCGTTGGATTGCGCGTGGGGCAAGGACGAGAACGATTTCGAGTTGACGGTGGACAAGCTCATCCCGCAGGGCGCGTTCGTCTATTTGGAGGAGTCCGAGTGCGGCGGGATAGTTGATGCGTTGCGCGACCAGTTGGAGCGTGGTGATTCCACGCTCACGTATTCGGGGCGCACGTGGCATGGCATGTTGGAAAACAAGATTCTCGCCCCGGATTCGGGGCAGGATTACCTCACCGTGTCAGGCAACGCCTCCACCATACTTGGTGCGTTGTTGTCCCGTGTCTCGCTCACCCCGTTGTTCAAAGCGGTCGTTCCCCCGTCCGGCGACGTGTCCATCAAGTCCTACCAGTTCGAACGGTATGTGGACGCATACACGGGCGTCTGCGCGATGGCGAAAGCGAACGGTTTGAAACTCAAAGTCGCCTACCGGTCAGGCCATGTCGAAACATGGCTGGAGACGGCAGGCGACTACGGGAACGACATCGACTCCGACCTGTTGGACTTCGACGCATCGCGCACGTGGCGCAAGCCGAACCACATGATCGGCTTGGGCAAGGGCGAGTTGAGGAACCGCATCGTCAGCCACTGGTATGCGGACTCGAAAGGCAACGTCACCCAAACCCAGACGTTCAAGGGTTTGGACGAGATTGCCCAAGTGTACGACTATTCGTCGGCCGAGGCGGACGAGTTGGCGAAGAACACGAAGAAGAAACTTCAGGACTTGCAGTCCGAGGGTGAGGTGAAGGTCACCGTGCATGAGGATTCGGGCATCGTGTTTGACGTGGGCGACACCGTGACCGCAAGGGATAATCTCACGGGCATCACCGTCAACGCGACTATCAGCAAGAAAATCGTCAAGGTCTCGGGCGGCGTGATGTCCGTCGATTATGAGGCCGAGTAAACAGTAAGGAGCCGATTATGGCGCGTATCGACAATGCGACGGTCATGCAATGCGACCGGTGCGGGAAACACAAATGGTACAAGGACTTGGACGATCCGGATATCAAGACGTGGTACAACGTCAACCGGTTGGACTCCTCCGGCACGGTCCACGACTACCTGTTTTGCGATCAGGATTACGCGGACTATGTGAACAAGCTCAAGGACTTTGATAACAGCTTCGACAGTTGGATGCAGAACGGAGGCAAGCGGAATGGCTGAACTCGTCACCGGTCATGCGGGCAAGGCGCACGCGACAGCGGAGCAGGCGGCGGGATTGAACGCCGGCATTCTCGGCTTGGATGATTATGTCCTGAACGTGCATGACAAGTTCAAGATCACGGTCGTTTCGGCGAACAAGGTGACCATCGGCACGGGCGAGCTGGTCATGCAGGGCCGTCACGTCAGCCAAGGCACGCCCGAGGACCTGATCGTCACCAACGGGTCGCAGGGTCAGAAACGCAACGACCTGATCGTATGCCGCTATGCGAAGGGCTCGCAGTCGGTTGAGAGCGCGAAACTGGTGGTGGTCAGGGGCACGCCCACCACGGGCACGCCCACCGACCCCGCCGTGAACACCACCAGCCCGTTGGACGGGGGCACCACCTACGACATGCCCTTGTACCGCATCCCGCTGGACGGCATCACCATCGGCACACCAGTCGCATTGTTCAACGTGTTGAAGCCGATGAGCGACGTGTGGGATTCCCTAACCC